GTTGAGGACTGTCTGGATACGGGCGAATACATCAAGTGCCTGGTCTCTAGCACCAATCATGTTATTGAGCAGCGGTGCGTAGGTAGTGGGGTGCTCGTGATGCATCGCATGGACGGAACACTGGCGGACTCCGAAGCCCTGTCCGATTTAGCGTCGGCCCACAGATGCGTGGCGGAACTCGTGCGTGGTATAATGTGCGTGACTCGTGGTTGGTACACTGATATAAAGCCGAAGAATACATTGTGGCAGCGGCGATGGCGCTGGACTTTAAAGTCGGGTGTCAAGACGAAACAGTATTACAACTACTACTGCCTCGGCGACCTCGATGTCTGCGAACCAGGATTAGAGTCCACTGCGGTTACGACGTACGCTCCACCAGAGCGTTATACACGGAAGCCTAGGGACGATTGTACGGAAAGTAACGCCGTTTTCGGTATGGGTCTCCTTATTATATACATATATTCGAGGGTCCTGAAAATACGGAACCCCTATCACTACCACTTTGGAAAAGAATACGGGATGTCACGTCGACGGGCAATAAAACGTGCCTACAACAAATGGGAGACCATTATCAGGGATATCAGCCCCAGACTGGGTCGCAAGACGATCAAATGGCAGAAGTTCGTTCTAAGGATGATAGCTAAAAAAACGACGAAACGCCCCAGTATGATAGAAGTATCCGACTTCTTTACCACTAAGTCTAAGAAGACTAAGTCTAAGAAGACTACGCCCAAGAAGAAACTTAAGGCTATGTTACCAGTTAAAAGCAAAGCATGGAGGTGACGGTATACACTGCGGCGTGGTGCGGCAAATGCCTGCAGCTCAAGGAGTTGTACCAGGAGTGTCGGAACGACCACCCAGGATATATTTGGCTGACGGTGGATGTCGACGACGACCCCGACGCCCCGGTCAGCACAGTGCCGTCCGTTGTAATAAAGAAGGGGGGCAGCGAGATTACTTTAGTAGGGTTTTCTGAAATTAGGGAGAGCCTCGAACTTGTCTTGTAGCAGCTTTTTTAATTTACCAATCGTAAGATAAGAGCGGACACGCAAGCTCGGGGAATAAATCAGGCTCGTCTGTGCTGTCCACGAGGGGAGCAGGGGGGGAGGAGATAAGTAGTCCCCAGGAAGCCGGGTACGAGCGTAGCCTGGGAGACATGCGGGGTCCAAGGGTCGTCAGGGCCTCGTTCCAATCCACTGTGCGGAATACCTTCTTGGAGAAGTCGGCACCACGCACTAGACTGAGGGAAACGGGCTTGCCGCAAATGTTCGCAAGGCTGTCGGCTGCGACCATCTGGGTGAACTCCGTGTCCGTGAGTTTATCGGCGTGGTCGTAGTCGAGATTCTTCATCACTTTGTCTTTCCAGGCCCATATCCACTCGGGCGTGACAAGGACATCCATCTTCAGGAACATCTGCATCTGCTGACGCCCATACTTGATCTCGATGTAGTGCCACGAGGTCTGCTTCACGATCCTCAGGAGCACCTTGACGTTCTCGATGGCGCCGATCATGTTCCTCATAATCTTGCCGCCCTCAGGGATGAACCGGCACGGGACCTGGCCACTGACCCTGAACGCTTCCAAGCCATACTTGTAGCCAAGGGCACGGCCACTGAATCCCACGCGCTGACGCACCTTGATATGCGTTTCGAAGAAAATCGTAAGGATCTGCTCGTTGTTCCAGTCTGGGACCTGGGGGCACATTGTGAAGTGTGTGAAAGTGTGTTCGGTTAGCTGCTGAGTGTCATCGGCGTCCAACCCTAAGGACATTGAAAATGCAGAAAAGGTGGCAGCGATATTAAAACCCTAGGACATCGAGTTTAATTCCACAAATTTTAAATATGAGTCAATGGTATCAGATACAAATATGGGAGGTGGACTTATGCAACTCGTAGCCTACGGCGCTCAGGATGTTTACCTTACCGGTGACCCGCAGATTACCTTCTTCAAGGTGGTCTACCGTCGCCACACCAACTTCGCCCTCGAGTCGATCGAGCAGACCTTCACCGGGTCGACCGACCTCGGCAAGTCCGTGTCGTGCGTGATCTCCCGCAACGGCGACCTCGTCAGTGGCGTGCACCTCCAGGTCACTCTCCCGACCGTTGCGGCCGGCGGCGAGTACGTTGACGCTGTGGGCCACGCCCTCATCCAGTCGGCCGAGGTCGAGATCGGCGGCCAGAAGATCGACAAGCACTACGGCGAGTGGCTTGACGTCTGGGACGAGCTCACCAAGACCTCCGAGAAGGAGGCTGGCTACAACGCCATGGTCGGCAAGGGCGAGGCCCCTGGTGCCCGCCACATGGGCGGCTCGGAGCTTTACGTACCGCTTCAGTTCTGGTTCAACCGCAACCCGGGCCTTGCTCTCCCGCTCATCGCCCTGCAGTACCACGAGGTCAAGATCCTCATCAAGTTCCGCTCGCTTTCGGAGCTGACCGTCCAGGATGACCCGCTGGTCGCAGTCACCTTCGCGAACAGCGACTTCGAGGCCCAGCTTTTCGTCGACTACATCTACCTCGACACCGAGGAGCGTCGCCGCTTCGCCCAGATGTCGCACGAGTACCTCATCGACCAGCTCCAGTTCACTGGTACCGAGTCGATCTCCGACCAGAACACCACTGTGCGCCTCAACTTCAACCACCCGGTGAAGGAGCTCATCTGGACGTTCCACGACCAGGACAAGACCGCCATGGATTACTCCTCGGACGCTCTGGTCAATGGCCGCATCCAGCTCAACGGCCACGACCGCATGTCGAGCCGCCCGGGCACCTATTTCTCCCGTGTGCAGCCGTACTACCACCACACCCGGTGCCCGGCCAAGGACATCTACTGCTACTCGTTCGCCCTGCGCCCCGAGGAGCACCAGCCGTCGGGCTCGTGCAACTTCTCGCGCATCGACAACGCGTCGCTCCGTATCGAGACCACCGTTGGCTCCCGCAACATCAACGTGTACGCCATTAACTACAACGTGCTCCGCATCGTGTCGGGCATGGGTGGCCTCGCCTACTCCAACTAAGAACCGTGTCTGAAAAGAACGGGTATAAAAAATAGAAAATACTAAAAACAAAATAAAAATTTACTGAATTGATTATCCAATTTCCACGAAACCTCAAGTTAACAATACCGAACTTGGGGTTTAACACAGAGGCTCCAAAAACAGGGTTTACGAACTCTCATTTTCGATCGTTGAACGCCAACGCTTGAAAATTTAAGGATTTATTATATTGCCCTAAGGTAATAACTTATTATGGCCAAGAAATCTGCATGCGATGCCGAGACAGTGATCTTCTCCTTCTGCACCGCCGCCGGCTTCGTGCTCACCCTTCTCACCGCCTGGCTTCTGATGAAGTTCAACCCCAAGTTTATGTACGGTATTGGCAAGACCCTTGGCGTGGTGGAGAACTTTGGAGAGACTACCATTACCATCCCCAGTTTGCCCAAGGGTGCTTTCGGGGGTATATTCGGGAGTGATGACGATAAGAAGAAGGGCGATACATTCACTGGCGGATACAAGGGCAGTGTGGCGACCGCCGTGGACTATAAGGCGCAGAAGCGTAACGGTCAGAATGCGGGACTTTGGGGGGCCAAGGGCAGTGTGGCGACCGCCGTGGACCATAAGGCGCAGAAGCGTGAGGCGCAGAAGCGTGAGGCGCAGAAGCGTGAGGCGCAGAAGCGTAACGGTCAGAACGCTTGGGACTCAGGGTGGTGGGCCAAGGGCCGTGGCGACCGGCGTGGCCGTGGCGACCGGCGTGGCCGTGGAGACGATGACGAAGGCTTCCTGGGTGGATTCATGGGCTTCGGGAAGGATGAGGAGGAGTAGGGGAAACGCTAATTTACCCTAAAATAAAATGTAGGTTAAGGTAAATAAACACTATGGACGTCGACAAGCTCTTCAAAGACGTCTCCAAATGCATGCAGGGTGGGGGTATCGGATTTCTCCTAGGATTCATCCTCGCCTTCCTGTTCATCTTCATCTTTGCTTCGGCGGCCGATGACAACACACAGCGTAAGGTCCGGAAGGCTTTCGGCCTCGAGAATTTCTCGAACAGTGTCTGCGATGACAACCCGGAGCTGTGCGAAAACCAGTAATCTGTAATTTACATACCCATTATGGTAGATCAAACACGTGAACTCACGTTGTTGATATTTCATATCCCATCGATTATCTAAGGATCTCGATGAATTCTTTTATTTCCCCAAGGACTTTGGCACTGTTGAGCTTGAAATCCTGCCCCGACACCGTCATTACCGGCCGGGACCAGTCTTCCACCCAGTGTGTGTGCATATCGTGGACACTCTGTAGGTATGTTTTCTTAATGTACATCTCCTCGGGGCGCCCTCGTGCCATGAGTCTGGAGTAACTGAGTTCGACATCCGAATCGATGTATATCATTGCGTCCGCCCGAGTTACCGAGCACCCATACAGAATATCGTACATCTTCTTCTGGACGATGTCGAAGTAACTCTTATCGGCGAGCATTTGGAAGAACACAGCCTTGTGTGTCTCGGGACATCGCTCAGTGATCACAGTGTCGCTCTGGCTCAGTGCATTCTGGATATGCTTGTCGTGGGTTGTAAGGACAAATGACTGAAACTCGTATGCGTGCCGCTTCTGGTCGTAGTAGTACTTGTCCATCGCCCCTATTTCCTTCCACTCCGCACTGGGCTCTAGCAATATCTTGTAGTCGGTGTTTTCCCCTAGGAGTTTGAGGAGCGTGCTCTTTCCCGAACCGATGTTGCCGTCCACCGTAATGACCAGTTTCTTCTTATTGGAAAGAAGACACCAGGTCACATATGCCAGGACGTAGTGCATATACGCCAAGCCTACGAATGATAGGATAATCATTGTCGGTATATTATACTCTAATTATATTTAAATTCTTAATCTCCTTCTCCCTGTAGCATCTGCAGGGCCGCATCGTTGATCTCCTTCTCCTGTTTTTCGAGTTTTTTGCGCATCCGGTGCTCCTTGTCTGCGTCCTTCTGGCTGTGGGAGAACATCTCGATGGTTTCCTGGGACGTTCCGTTCTCAAACAGCAGGCTTGTGTCGGGCATTACCAGTTGCAGGAGCGTGATGATGGGCTTCTTGAGTTGATGGTCAAGGTAGTATAGAGGGTCCGGTCTACAGAAGACTCCCTCAGGATTCATGCGGTTCATGTATTGCGGATTTTCCACACGCTCGCACTGCAGCCCCGTCCCCTCAGTGAAGAAGTAGGGCACGCGGTCGCCCGGCTGCGGGATTTCCACGGCGTTGCGGCGCTTCTCCTTCATCATCAGTTGCACGTGGGGCAAGGATATCTTCGGCCCCTCGCTGCAGCGGCAGATGTCGGCCCCTCTCTCCCCCGATTCCACCTTGTGACAGCGGCCGCATTTGTATCCTGTCCTCAGGGTCTTGGAAAGTATGAGTTTCTGCTGGTCCATCTGGCCGTGCAACAGAGCGTCTACTGAGTCGGCTGCAACCGTGATTGCGGCGTCAACATCGTCCTCCAGCATTATCTTGTCTAGGATGGCCTGCGAGACGTCCTTGACGTACTGGCAGTTGTCACGGCGCACGATCTGAATCCCTTTGCAGTCGATGTAGTCGTGTGTCTCTGGATTGGTCCACACCTTGCAGGCGTAACGCTTCTTGGCGAACAGCAGAGTCGGTTGCATGACCTTCTCGAACTCTAGCTCGACCGGTTTCTTGAACTCCCGGGTCACTGCGGCGGCAGCCTCTTCGCATAATTTGAAGTAGTTGCGCATATACTCCGGGTCGTTCGGGTCCCCGTGGTTGAACTTCACGTAGCAACTGTCAGTGTCGCCGTATATGACCTCACAGTCGTAATTGGTTTCGCAGAAGCTCTTGGTCTGGTCGATTAACTGCCGCCCCCGTGCCGTCACGCAACTGGCGATGATTTTCATCGGCATGAAACCATTGGTTGCCCCTGTGAAACCGTAGACACTGTTCATCGTCACCTTGATGGCGAGCTGCTTACCATTTAGGACGTCTGCGAGGTTGTCGTCCCCGGCAGCCTTGGCCGCCTTCATCTCCTTCTTGGCCGCTTTGCGGCTATTCCAGAGCTTGTTGAGGATGCGCGGCAAGATGCCCTCCCTGTTCTGCACAAAGTGGAAGCTGTAACTCATCGACTCGGCACCCTCGCTCTGCTCCTGCTGCCATTTGATGTTGTAAATCTCGAGGTCGGGGCGGTCAGCATACTTCCTCAGCTCGTGCTTGGGGATGTAGGTGCTGTAGCACAGGTTGTCCGATATCATGATGCTCGGGTACAGACTGGCGAAATCCAGGCCGGCGATTGGTTCTTTGTAGTAGCCCACCTTGGGCGACAGGACCGTTGCGCCCACGAACTTCTCCGCCTCCTTCTTCTTGTCCTCGGTGGGCACTAGCACCCCCTCCAAACGGCACTCGTAGGTAAGCTGGGAAAACACTTTGATCTGCTGCCCCTTGGTTATGAGCCAATCAATGGGCACTCGGGTGATGTTTGCCATCTGCACCAGATTGACGAGGATCTTGCGGTGCTCGAGAATCTGGATGGGAAGGATGGTGTCCTGCACGCAGTATTCCACACATTCGCTCATCTGCTGCGGCGTTCCGTTCATGTAATAGAACAGGTCGAGGGGTGGGAGGTCGATCTTCCCGACCCCGAGGAACTGCTTGGCAACGCTGTTGAGCTTGTAGCTCTCGAGCTTTTCCTCCCTCTTCATGTAGACGTATAGGTCTATTTTGTATATCCCTGGGATGTCGAATATCTTGAAGAAGTTGGTACCGTAGGCGTTGGTCACCAGCTTGGCGTCCTTAAGCGAACACTCTATGTCCTTGACCCGACTGATTGCGTGAATCTTGTCTTCCATGTCGAAGAGGTCGACCATTCGTGACCACATGTAGCGGTCGTCGAAGCCATACAGATTGTAACCGAGGAGGATGTCCGGGTCGTACAGCCGGACCATATCGAGCCACGCCTGCAGGAGTTCCTTTTCGCTGTCGCACTTCACAATCACATCGGCACTCGGGATGCTCTCAGGGTTGTAGTCGCCCCACACGATGGCGTGCCGGAGAATGTTATCGGTGCCGAATATCTTGAGCGTGGTGCAAATGATCCTGATGGCGTCGCCCTCATTCTCGTAATTGGGAAACACGCATCGGCACTTGTCCTTCTTCTCCGGATACAATTCGGCATTGTTCAGCCGCGTCGCCTCCGAATCGGTCTCAATGTCGTAGCTCGCAATTACGAGGGGAGCGATTTCCAGGCGTTCTTCGGACGTCAGCAGGGCCGAGTCCGACATTTCGACATTGATCTGACAGCGACTGTAGACATCCGAAATCACGTAGGTACCCGCCGGGAGGGTGACCCAGCCGGCCATCTGAATGTCCCGGCGGTGGCAGAAACGCAGCAGCGGGTCTATATTTGCCTCGAACACGTTGAAAAAGGTCCTGCGGAAGGGTCCCTTCGTGAGCGGTCGCTTGAAGGACCAATACAGCCGCTTCATCGCAGCGTGCTCAGCACACGAGATACGCATGAAGAGGAACTTCTTCCCGTCGGTGAAGGGATACAGCACCTTGCGGCGCCCCATCACGATCTCAAAGTCGGTGTTCAAATCGGCGTTCTCGAGAATGCCCCGAAAATGCCGCTCCATCGTGTCGTTGTGATGCTGTGTCCACCGGATATTCTCGGGCACCCGAACGTAGAAAAATGGATTAAAGTCAGTAACGGTCACGCCCACAGTCTGTCCCTGTGCGGTGACCCCGCAGAACGTTATAGTATAGCGCTCATCGGAGTCGTAGCCCCGCCACGTAAGGATCTGCAGGGTCAGATCGGCATCGCTGCTGGTGGAAACGGAGTCTCTTACAAACGACTGCATTCTGCTCTTGTCTTTTTATTTATACTTTATTATTACTTCGATTTCTTAAGTCCCTTTTTTTCGCACCTTTTTGGGAAAACCTCCGCAACCGGTCTCCTACCAATGCTGCGTACACCCTTCGAAGCCCTGTGGTTTCGAAGGTAACCCAGTGCCGAATTGTACCCCTTGATATTGGTCTTCCTGACCGAATAGCCTCTGCCGGCGAGGTCTATACACTTGTCCTTGCGCTTGTTGGTGAATACCCAAGTCAGCAGCTCTTCGAGTTCGGCCTTCGTGGAGCGCCTCGCCCTAGCGAGAAGGGCGCCCTGGTCGACGATGCCCTTGCGTTTGAAGCGGCGGCTGAAGTATTCCCCCACAAACTTGAGTTCCATTGGTGATGGTCAATATTTAATTATTTGTTATTCCTAGAATCTGCGAAAAAATGTATTTTTCTAGGGGATGCGATGGCGCATGAAGTCTCTGCACGCCCCGCAGGTGTATATCTCCCCTCCCAGATAAATCTTGAGGGCGGTCTCACCGGTGTACCTGTTGTTGCAGATGTTACAGCACTCCGGGTAGAACTTGTTGACGCAGGCGAGGCAATACGTCTTGCCGTTTTCGAGGACCTCGAAAGGTTCGGCAACCTTGACGCACCGGTTGCACACGGTTGCTTCCTCGAGGAAGTGCAGCACGACGGCGTCCGTGTAATTGTTGGACCTCGGCATGCACGAGACGTGGACGACGAAGTCCTGCATACCGAGGTCGTCGGGGCGCTTGAATTTCATGCCGTCCCTCTTCAGCTGGATCATTCCCACGGAGCCGTCCCATTTGTGCGATATCATGGCGACGGGCCGTTCCCAGCCGTACTCACCGAACCCGACCTTTTCCGGGTCGAACACGAAGACGTACTTTTCCCAGTCGACCTTTCGACTGGGCTGGTCTCGGGCCATCTGGGCGGCCAGGTAAAGGGCCTCAAAAGTCCAGTCCTTGTCTTTTATTTCCATCGGTATCCTCCCTCCCGCACGGAGGCACTGGGGCAGAGAGCCGTAGCCGCCATCGCCCCTTACCGTCCACGGTTCCAGTATGGGATCCATTGTCTGTCGCTGCTTCTGTATCTGTTAATTACAGGTTTCCCTAATGAACCATTTAAGTGTATTTTATAGTCAACGTATTATATAATGTATATATAACAATGCTACCTCATCAAGATTTCTTTCTCGACCTCGACCTACAGAGTATCACGCTCAGTGATAACGACGACATCCTCGGCGAAGTGGTGGGTGCGGAGGGGATGACCGCCCAAAGCAAGCATGTCGCCTTTGGGGACAGCATGCCAGGAGTCAAGCAGGCTGTTGCCGAAGCCAGGCGCTGACCAATAAACTGCCTTTTAAAGTGAGCTTAGGAGTGAATGGGGCTGACAAGTAGGCACAAACTAACAGCAAATCATGACTCTAGACAAATTCTACACGTTCGAAATCCCGGATACCGTTTATTCAAAGTTCGAGATCCCAGACAACGTGCGGGACGTGTGGTGGTATCGATGCGGTGACCGCTACTACAATGTAACTAGATTCATCTCCCGTCCCGTCCTGGTCATTGACGTCCCCATCAATTGGAAGTCTGATGTAGGACATATCGTCAGGCGGGTCCTGGCGTATCGCAGGGATTCCCTCCGGAAGGAAGCGGTCCGGGCCAAGGCCATCAAGATTATCTACAGGCTTCCTCCCACATACGATAGGACGAAGCTTCTAGATACTTGTCTCCGTGCTGGAGACGGAGAAGGATACGAGATGCAGACCCAAGACATTGAAGATGAAGAGTCAAAGTGGTTCTGTGTCGATTTCACCCCAACCAATTAAAAAACATTAAACATTAAAAAACCCACATAAAAACTATAGTTCCTCCAGCAGGGCCAGGGCTGAGCTCGATAGGTCCTTCAGGGAGACCCTCCGGTCCTCACCCTCGGTGCCATTCACTCGCATCAGGACCAGCATTTCGTGCAGTGTATCTCCTTTTTCGACGAACTCATGGGGGAATATAATGTCGAAGGTCCGGCCACGCTGGAGTAGCGACTCTGCTATGTAGGCGAGCGTGATGGAAACGTAGCCGCACAATTCAGCCGTCATTTCCCCGCACCGCACTGCGTTGATGAAGTGGTTTTCGCTGTCGTAGCTGACTTCGATCATGCTGACGCCATCCCTGTGCATAACGAAGCAGCCTGGCCACGAATTGGGAGGGGTTATAAAGTAACTTTGACCGCCATACTTGACAGCGAATTCAGCGCTGAGTTTCTGTAGTTTTTCCATGGTTAGTATGTGCTCGGTTCTGTTTCCAATGTAGTGAATAAATGCATTTTTTATATCAATAATAAATTGTTTTTCCAAACCGCACTTTCCCGTCCGACCATATACCCAGTTGTTTGCGTCTAGGAAATACAGCCGCATCGGTCTTTTCTCCATAATCGGTGAATGGTTTTTTCTGGAGTGCGGCCTTTGAGCGAGTGTATTCTTCCAACATTTTATTAGTCTTCAAGAAATCCTTCATACCCTTTATGGTTTCCTTATGTTTGGCGAGTTCTTCCTGGCATTTGACCAGCTGAGACTTGCCTGCCTTAGCCTTAGGCTTTGCCGCCCGCCCGCCTGCCGCCTTTAATCGCACTGGCGCCCGTTTTGGCCTGCTGGATTTCCGGGGTTTTTTAGCACCAGTGACAGCCGTATCGACGAGGAATGCTTGTAATGCTTGGGTCAGACCGTCCATATCATAATCCTTCTTGGGGCTTCCTTTCCCTTTGGGGGGAGCAGGCTTCTTTGGACTAGTGCTCTTGCTTCGGGACCTCTGTCTCTTAGGTGGCATATTATATATCAATTACATATTTTTTTTTTCTGTGGAAGTCGATACGGACAGCACATTGAAACCCGCTTATTAAAAAATGCATTTTTAATACCCATTAAGGCTGTGACTACTACACTAGCAGAGAGAAAACCAAGATACTACTCATACAATGACTAGAACTAAAAAATCACACAAACACGCACGGAAGAAGGTTCGTGAACAGTTCCAAGGTGATAATTTCGAAGATGAAATTAAGTTGGCTTTCGAAGTGAACCGTGAACTGGACAGAGAATTTAGACGGGAACGGTATCTCGTCCGCAGGAAAGAGATATTTGATAGACGTCCAGAAATTCCTTACGATTACACGTCCTTGATTGAGAGGAGCACAATGTATAAATACCGGGATTGGATTATATCTGCGGCCCATAAACGCTACGGGCGAGCCCCTTGTGGATACCGTGAGTACAAGGCAGTCTTGCCGCCCGGGGTGATGGACGCAGAGCTGTCGGGGGAGGCGGCCAAGGACGCCAAGCTGACGGCGGATGCGCACGACCCCCGCCGTCACACGTGCGCCACATGTGCGAGCATAACGGACCTAGGCACCCCCCTTCACGGGTGTGCGCACTGTCGGCGAGTCCATTATTGCTGTAAGGAGTGTCAGCGTCAGGACTGGCCACAGCACAAGGCACAGTGTGTTATTGACAGGAAGGCACGGCTGGACGAGCATATGAAATACGACCTGGAGGACAATATTTTATGCCACAGGAACAGAATGACTATGCATTTTACAGAGAGCATTGTCGATGCAGGCTACCCTTATATAATTGATATGTACGACTTCTTTGTGCAAACTTTGCACTACAATCGCCACCGAGACAGGAATGATGCGTTGTACAAGCCTAGGAGAAAACTTCTGAAGATCATCGCGTATCTTCACGGCAAATTGGACAATGATGAATTGAAGGTGTTGAAGATCACGGCGAACTCGTGCGCTCGAGTGATATGCCGCTTCTTCCGCAAGATCCGCAAGATCCGCAAGAACGGAATCCGGAAGCTCGCTGTCGTCTCCAAGCTCCACCAAACGTTCTACAACACCGCCGCCACCGACGCGTTGGACGAGATCCAGAGTTTTCTCTAAATAATTAATATATATTCAATACTCAATAAAGGATGAGTCGTCCAAACGTCCTCGCAGCAGACACCGCCAAACCAGTCGACGCAGTAAGCGTCTGTATTGAGGGGGCCACCGACACTCGCCAGACCGACCGTGTTGAGTCGCTGATCTGGATACTCAGGCGCAAATACTGCAGCCTCAATAGTTTCAAATTCTCGGATTCGGTCAAGGTGTACAAAGAGAAGGAGAAGACGCTGACGATGCTCATCCTGCTGGCGGCCAGCGTCACGTCCAGTTTCACGCTGGGGACGGTCGGTACGAACGCAGCCTACATCAAGTACATCGGCGTGGGCGTGTCGCTCCTGACAACGGTGGTCTCGGGTGTCCAGAAGGTGAAGAATTACCCCGACCAGGTCGACCGGGGACTTAAGCTCGCTGAGGACTGGCGTAAGATAGCCAACACCGTGAACGTCCGCCTGAACAAGATGGACGACCCGGCCAGCGAAGGCCTCATAACGGAGGAGGACGCAGTCAACGCCATAGGGGATCTAAAGTGCCAGAACATCAGTTATTCCTTCCCCGCCATCCAGGTGGTCAAGGACACGGACAGGTCGATTAAGTGGGCCACCAAACTGCTCGACAGCTGCGTGGCCCTCAAGATATCGGGGGACTGTACGCAAGAAAAGGTGGACCGGATAAACGCCAAGGTCCAGCGACTTTTGGACCCCCCGGCAAAGGAGGGCGATCCCGATTTTGAAGAGATATAGTACAATTTATTATTTTGTTTGGACAACGGTTTCAAATAGAATACCCCACCACACGCAAGACAATTCAGGGGCGGCGTGTTTAACTTCAAGACTTCTGAAGGTATCTAACTTGGTATTTCTCTTCGTCGGCAGGTGTCGTCAAGGACTCGTATACAGGTAGAACAAAGTAAGGCTGACCTTTGTTTGCGGAAATATTGGTTGACTCTGAGATCTCGTTTGCCTTATCTATTGTGAGCCTATCATCTGCGGTTAGGTCCATCGCCTTATTTCCCTTCCTCAGCAGACGAGTAGACACAGCGTAACCATTGCAATTATCTCGAACCTTCTTAGTCATAGATCGGGGTTTAGGGCCCGATATAACCCCCATAGCTGTCATAATGGGGGTTGTACCAAGGAATTCTACAACCTCGGTCATGTTGTTGAACAAAGTCGGGTGTCGGATGCACTGATGGTCATGAACTTCGTGATCGTTGCTGTACTCCGACTTGGTGATGACAGTTGACTCACCTGCCTCGTGACGTTCGTGTGCGAGTGCAGCAAGTCGACGCGTGGCGTCCTCGACCGCCGTGGCTATAGCATCGAACTTCTCAGTCGTGAACACCGTTGGAGGCTTGTAGTTCGCCCACTCCTTGATGTTTCCCTTGAGACGCCCCGCACTTTGCGAAGCCTCAGTCTTCCTTTTACAGGCGGAGAGGATGCCGTAGTCGAAGATGAAGTCCTCGGACATGATACTGATACCGCGACTGACACATATATTGCCTGTGATAGCAACAGCATACTTGTGAAGTTCGTATTTAGCATACATCTTCATCATCTGCCTGTTCAGCTCCTCAACTTTGTCTTCAGTTACAGGATCCATACTAGGACGCTGAAGAGTCAGCCCATCGCCGTTGACGACGAACACAGCCATCCCGTGACCGACGCAAAGCCTGAAGACCGCATCATGAGAGTTCTTCCTGCGCTCTGCGGGAATGTACCACTTCGTGCCAGGCTGGATGAGCTGGTGTTGGTCTGTCAGGACTTCGCTGACGAAATCTACACACGAACCACCTGCGTTATCGAGTTTCACGATGTGGTTGTCCTTCCAGCCGTGGTAGGAAGGCCGAACGACTTCGTTGAGAGGATAGACGTCCATTTCTTTGTACTTCTTGAACAACGGTCCAGGTGTCGCCGTGAGCAAAGTGACGTGGACGCTGTCGCACGAAGCGGCAAGTGGGATGAACTTTTTCGTGATGTGGGAGATGAACTTGTCGGCTTCGTCCAACCACACCCTGCATACGAATGGGCACTTCATCTCCACACTGTTGAGATCGTTGATCAGGCGCGAGATGTCACTCACACGTTTGCCGTTGGTGCAACAAATGATGTTCTTCGTCACACCACGAACGATAGCGGAGAATATCGCATCTGAACTGCGGTGCTCGTTCCCTTTACGAGAGGAGAACTCGACATACGTTTCACCGTTGTGTGTGACAGATTCAAGCTCTTTTTCAACACGCTCAGATGTCTGCTTGGTGAGAAGGAGATTGTTGTCGCAGAAGATGATGTTGATCACAGTCTTACCCTTTAACTCCTCAGCAGACTTATTGAGGCAGTTGATGATCTCTTGGATCATGACGAAGGTCTTGCCCGACTGCTCCGGCTTTGCGATGAGCGTAAATTGGTCCCGAGTAGTTTGCATGCTGGACACGGTGTTCAGTATTCGACTTTAAGTGTTTGAGAGTTGTTTGTTGGGAATAATTCGTTATTCTACAGCCTATATGTTTTCAGACTTTAAGGGTATTAATTTATGTATTTTGTAGTTCAAAATTGCGGCACAAAACACGCTACCGGACGTAACATGAAATTGTATATACGCAAGACAAGACATATAGAGGGCTGCATGTTCGTGGCTGTCCTGACCGAGGAGATCTGGTACTTGCAAGTTCATGGAAAAAAATTAATTTATGTTCTCATTTAGCGTCGGGACTACTTATCACATACCCCGGACAGTCGTAAACGCCGTCCCCCATCATCATATCGCAGTTACGGTGATGACCTATAGTATCGTCTGATATAGTATGGGTATTTTTTGAGCCACAGTGTGGGCAGATTACCACAACGTATGGTAATGTGCTGCTGCTATCCCAGCAAGCATTCTGGGTTTTCAAGCGCCGCCATTCAGAATCACTTCCATCGAAATTAGACTTGTCAGGTCCAAAACGGTACTCCATTTGTGTAATACGCTCGTATGCTTTAAACCGACTATTTGGTCTTCTACTTATGCTCTGCAAATTGGACATTTACTTAGGCTTGATGTTTCAGCGGCACATCGTTCCTCGTCCAGATCGCAACACGCTTCAATTTGGTTTTCCCACTGCCGAACGAGAGGGAATCGAGTGAGCCATTCGTCAGAAGCCCCCTCGACCATGGTTTCGTATTCTTCTAGAATTGCGTTCGAGTACGGGAATTTTGGTTGTACGGTTGGTTTTGGTCCGTAGTAACAGCGTCGAAAACACGGAACACATACATAATGATCACATCTGGGCTGACTAACTCCTACCGTTGTATCTAAGCAAATAGGACATTCAGCACTGGGTGTCACATTGAGTTCCCCTTTACCTGTGTGGTTTGTCACGACCCCAGTACGTGAATCACGACTAGTCCACGTACCGAAACTCATGTCGCAGTTTGTGCATATATATTGTTCTTTACACTCATACCACCAATCTGGTAATACAGCTCCGCACACAATGTAGTTCTTGCATTTAATGCCGTCCCCATCTGGATACTGTGCATCATAAGCGACATTTTCTTGCTCGTATTGTAAGTCTTTAGGCATTATTGTAATAATCATCGCATTTATTTAAGTGGACAACAAACGAATTGATCGCAATCTCCCGCACACTATGGACGTTTAATTTAATCGACTTATTGGGAACCACGGACTCCCCCCACCCGCTTGGAGAAATCTGGCTGCGGGTCGAGAATGTTCTTTATCTGTTCGACCCGCTTGGGGAAATCCGGCTGCGGACCGAGAATGTTTTTGATCTGCTCGATGCGGTCGTCGGCGAGGATGTCGGCATCGACGGTTAGGTCCCTCGTGGATGCGGGGGCGTAGCTGGTTACACTCAGTTCATAGGGTTCCTGGAATTCGCAGTACACCTCCTCGATCTGGTTCTTGAAGCCCCTGCGCACGCCGCTCCACAGCCACGATGCTTCGAACCTGATGGAGAGACTCTCACCTACACAGGCCTTGGAGATTTCGAGGGCCCGTTCGACGTCAATGCCCTGGTGCATCGATTCGAGCGACAGCACAGTCTGGTCGTAGCCCTCGACAGTGTATTCCCCAGCCAGAGCGTACCGTTCCACGAGTTCCCATTCGCACTTGTAGCACGTCCTGACGTATTCGGCGACGGTAAGGTCCTTCATTTTGTTGTCGTACCAATTCAGGTTGGCCACTTCGACATCTACCGTTCGAGTGACCGAATAGGTCTCGATGTCGAGGACGGTGCTGTCCCAGATGACGTCGAGTTCGCAGGCGGGTTTAAAAATGAACACACCGAACAGCATGGCGGTGAGGAAGATGTACGTTCGGAACAGGCAGCCCCATACGGTGCGCTTCGAATCGTCTTGGGCGTACGCTACACTTTCCCGCTTCAGTTCACGGGCCGACTCTTCCAGAAAGTTCTTTGAGGCCTGCTTGATCAACTTTTCACGGGGGTCATCTTCGGGGGTCATTTTAGATTATTCTCTTTTAATTATTAAACCTAGAACCCCTTAAATCTTTTTTTGATATTATTCTCGGCACGACGACAGGGTTGCAGCCCTCACCGATGGAGGAGGTTGTAGTAGCCACAGAGACTTGTCGATGAGTCGACGTTCATACACGTGTCGACGTCCTTCCCAGTGGCCTGGGCGTCTGCGATGGCGTCAAGGCGGAAGAAGGGTCTGTAGGCGTGGAATATTTTTAGTTTTAGGGGGTCGGTTGTCCTGCGTTCATACTCGTCAAGAACGTATTCTATATGCGAGACGGGCTCCGGTCGGCACAGTTCAAGTATTTTCTTCTTCATCTTACCTTCCAGGGCATTACAGCGCTTGCACCAAAGCCCCCTTATGGGACCGTGATGGCCGTCCCTGTGCCAGTGCTCTACGATAGGTTCGGGTTCGGGGGTGTGACACAAATTGCACGCACCCGAACGCAGCCACTCCCGGTAGCACTGCGCCAGCACCCTCATGTCCCCGGTCTTGCCAGGTCGGGCATGACGGAGAGCACGCTGTATCGCTCGTCTCGGGTTCAATTTCATTGTGAACTAAAATTGCCGTTTGGTCTTAAATTGGTTAACTCTTACTTACATTCGCCAGCGCTTGTTACAGCCGAGACAGAAAAGGAAGACGGTCATCGGTTCGTCGGCGGACCGTGTCTGGCGTTCGGTGTAGTCGGTCTTGCGGCACTTGCAGCGGGGGCAGGCGTACATTCCGTCGCTGTAGTCGTCGAGGTTAACTTTTGAGGCTCGGGACTTCCACTCCTGGAACTTGCGCTGCGCCTCGGCGGCCTCGGGGTCGAGTTCCGCAGGTGTCATGAAGGCCAGGTCTTGGGGTTTGATGACGCAGGTTTCCAGTCTCGAAATCACGCTCGAGCGGTTGGGACCGAGCACCAAGCTGGAAACCACTTTCATGTGGGTGCGTTCCTGGAGCCTGCGAAAGTGCTTGCTTTCCCAGTTGCGGGGCACGCCGATGGCCTTTGCCTGTTCTATGGCTCGGTTGTAAATCCCCCTCTCCGCATTGCGTGCCCACTTCTCAATGTCAGTTGCGTCGTCCAGGTTGATGTAGTTGAAAATCCCGAGAAGCCGCATATGGCTTATTTGCCTGCGAATCTCAAGGGCGTCGCTGTAGCGTTCGTCACGCATTGCCTGTGCGTAGGCGTTCCTGGGTCTCTCCCATTCCCGGATGGCGGAAAGGCACTGCTCGATTACGCTCGCTTTGTCTTTGATGGCGTCGATGTCCCGTTTCCACTCGGTCAGCTGCGCCTGGTCAAACTTTGTGCATTCGTCGTGTTTCATGGCTTGGTGCGTCAGGAGGTTGAGGAGCACTTGGGTGATGCTCCCTCGCATTAGAAATTCGTGCCCAGTTATTTCGGGCGATAGCGTTCCGGGTGTGCCGGGCCGTATATGGTCCCCCCACTGCAAAATGCCTGGTCTGTCTGGAATGGTGTCCAGTGTATGGACAGGAGATGTGACCGGTGCGGTGAACAGCTGCCCCTTCAGGTCGAATTCCTTTGTCCACTTCAGTGACAGTTTCTGTCGGTATTCGCAGATGAACGAATACATCTCCCTGGCTTTGGCTTCGGGCTCGGTGGGCCACTCCCTGTCTCTGGCTTTTCTCACGCCATTGTGCCGACTCATCAGCATGATCGCTTTATCGTAGTCCTCGAGGAGAATATGTCTGTGGTATGCGTCACTCTGCGAAAAGTTGTTCTCACAGGGCATCAGCGTGTTGTATTTCGTAGCGATGACGCCCAACTTCGCCCTGAGCTTTGCCTCCACCACCTCCGCTTTGGCGTGGAGGCGAGCATAGTGTGCGGCCTTCCCGGTGAGTACCCTAATTGGTTCCATCTTGGTATGTTATATAGACAATTTCTTATTACATTTCTAATGGGGCTTAAAACGACATTTTTTAAAGTATTAATTAAAAACGAGTTGAAGTATAATGAACAAGCGGTGCAGCCTCCCCGACTGCAAGAAGAAGCTGAAGACCATGCGGTTCGAATGTCAGTGGTGCTCTGAGACATTCTGTCTGGCACACCAAATTCCCGAAGCCCACAACTGTGCCGACCCTGTGCCTCGCTCAAAAGCGGATCAAGCGGTCATACCTGCCAAGATTTCGTTTATTTAATTTAAAGTAAAACTAGTCTAACACTGAAACGATGGACAGACCGACGGGTCTCGTAAATTTGGGGAACACATGTTTTCTCAACACCGCACTGCAGATATTGTCGGCGTGTAGTATATTTCAGAAAAGTCTTATGAATTTGAATATCCCCAATCTAGTGGATACGGACTGTGCCCTCTTTCTGAAGGAGTATCTTTCCTTCTGTCGAATTTCCAATCATGTTCGCAATCCGCACAGACTGAAGGAGTACCTGGGAAGGCTGTTCAGTCAGTATCGATCCTTCGAGCAGCAGGACACAAACGAGTGTTTCCTGCGTATTCTTGACATAATAGAGGCTGCGCTCAGGCCAGCCCCTGACAATGAAGAATGCCCCGAGCCTCCCATAAGTCCAAGGTCTAACCCAAGGCAGGCCCTAAGGTTGTACGGCTCATGGGCGTGGAAGCAGACGGCAGGGGTATTGTGTGCCGAAACGAGGTGTTTTTATGGTCAGTTTCGGGAAATCGTGACGTGTAGGCGGTGTCACAAAGAAAACAATAATTTCACGTTGTTTAACAGTCTGGCCATACCCAACCTTTCGGAGGGTCTCTGTGCTGGGATTGAGAGTGCAACGATGTCCATCGATTATATAGACGGATACACATGCTCTAGGTGCAAGAGACACACGAAGTGTAGGAAAAAATGCCTTATATGGAAATTGCCCAAGATATTGGTGATGCAATTTCCGTGTAAGGGTCTGGGGAGCCTGGAAACAGAGCTGGTGTTCGACGTCGCAGGGACATCCAAGGCATTCGACCTGAAGGCGATAGGCTGTCACCGTGGGGAGGATTCACTGAATGGGCATTACTATTCCTATGTAATATTCAACTCGAAGTGGTTTTGCTTGAACGACGAGCAATGCCATATTGTCAAGGACATTCTGGCGGAAGTTCCTAACGAGGACGTGTATACCGTAGTTTACGAACGTCGCTACACCTGAAGGAGAGCATTCGACTTTTTCACCTTCTGTGTATGGTCCCTTGCAGCACTATTCGCCTGAATGAAACTGTCCAGGCTTTCGTCGAGGTAGTGTGACTCGTCAATGAGACTGAGGTCGGGGGGAAGGGGGAGCCACTTGTACATCGCCACGACGTGCACGTTCCATGACGGGTCGTCATCCCGCACCAGGCACGAGTAGGTCTTCGCTTCGTCTTCTGTTGCAAACGCTGCAAAAATCTTGAGGGCAACTTTGGATCGCACGACTGAGGCGATGGAAATGACGGCGAACTTCTGGTCCGGGACCGCCCCCTTGTGCGGCTCTGACACGTCCCACGGCGTTTCGATGGCTTGGTATGGAAGGGGAACGTCGGCTGCGACTGGAGGAGCGAGTTCGACTTCGGCTTCGGCTTCGGCTTCGGCTTCGGCCCCGCCCTTCGTTTCCTCCGTCCCTCCGTTGTTCTCTTTGGCTTCGGCAACACGCTGGGCCGCAGCCTTTCTGTTGGCAATGACCCGCTCGGCGTGCCTGGCGTTGTTGTCCTCCTGGTCGGTCAGGTAGCCGCTGAGGAGTTCGTATAACTCCGAGTCATGCTGTTCCTGGCTGGCCATTACATCTTCGGTGGGGGGTAGAATGACCCAGCAATACTGCTCGATCGTGTATACCCCAAACTTCCCCTTGCTTTCGAGGGCGTGTTCCTGGGCCTTCTCTGCGCTCGGGAAGTTTCCCCTCAGCATGACCTGAAGCTGCTCGTGCTTCTGTGGGCAATTCGGCCCTATAAGACTGATCGTGGCATACTGCTGCTCGGCAACATTTACCGCCCCAGTAGATTTTTCAAGGAGAACCTCCTGATCCGGAAGGCTGAAGGACGACATTTTACTTTGTAATTACTTTCTTCTTTAAATCTACACACTGGGATGGAATGGCCAGCCTAGTTCTTCGCAGATCTTTCTCCATATGCAGTCCTGTGCGTAGTTTTTTTCTCTGGATTTTAGGAGAGGGAAGTATTCACAGAGGCGTTCCTGTCCTATGATCAAGCACATCTTGTGGAGAGTGTAACTATAGCTTAGAAAGTTCTTCCGTTCTGGGGGGCAGTGTCTTTCGAACGGGGACTGAATTTGCTGGAACATTTCGATAAAAGTGCATTCCAACTCGCCCGAGAGTTTGAGAGCGGATGTCCCGGTGATTCTGACTATAATAGAGTTGACGTGATCGTAAAATTTGTTGAGGTGAAGTTTTTTTAGGTACCCTCTGACTCTGCGTGGCGTAATGAGGTTGACATTTGTGATTCTCTCCTTTCTTATTTCCTTCTGGATCGTCGAAATAATGTCTTCGGGAATGTCTGTGGTTTCCTTCGCCTGTATCTGAGAGAGGTATTCCTTGAGATGAGTCATTCGCTTGTAGGCGAAGGGCGACAATATGTGCACGTCGTCTCTGAATTCGCCGGTCACTTCGTGGTTCTGGTAGAATTGACACTTCCCACATTCAATGCACGCCAATTCTGAATCTTTCTGGTTGTAGACCAATTCTACATTACAATCCCGACACACCATTAAGGAATCTCGAGGGTCATCGCCTTGGTTATAGAACACTGAGAAACAGTTCTCCATGTATTGTGTATACGTATTCCCTTTACTGACGCTTCCCGTTCTCTCTAGAAAGCCGTCAAGCCCGGCCCCTGTGGAAGACTCGTCGGTCTCCACGGAACTGGGTGTCACACTGGGGCATAAGTAGGGGGACGCTTTTAGAAAGTAATTAATTTCCCTGCTGTCTTCCGTGAGCGAAGCTATGTCTTTCGAAAGTTTAGAAATCCTCTCCTCTGTAGCAGCAATCTCAGGATCACCCTCCTCCAATACTTCACGGAGTTCCTGGCACTGGCGGAGCTGGACTTCCTTACTTCTTAAGGAATTTCTAACTGGGGCGAATTCCTTCATTTTCAATATGTGCCGATCCTGAACGGTGGACCTAGTATCCGTGTGCTGCAAGTCCTTTTTTAAACGGTGGATATTCATCGCTGTAAATAAAATACTTGGTACGTATAACAATACTTTAAATATGGATACACTGAAATGGGTTCAAAATCTCAAGAAATCGACCGATGAGCCCCTTCTGAGGCTGTTCTTCGATCCGATAAATTTCAAGTTTCTGAACGTAAAAATAGTAGAGCTCGCCAGTGCCAAGGCCCAGATGACAGTCTCCCCTCAGGATCCCGGGGCAGTCCTGAACCTGATGGTGCGAGTGTATGACAATTTTGAGCGGTGTGAGGGCCTGCGTGAAAACCTGGCGGCTCTGAATTCCCGCTTCGTAAAGATTTCCGTCGATAAAATCGTCCAAGGAATAAACGATTACAAGCACTACTACAGGGCGGCTTCTACCCTCGCCACACCGATAAGCAATCCGGCCAATGTGAGTTCCAAGGGTCACAGAGCGTTAAGGAATTGATAAAATTATTGGGATCACAAGCAAATGGAATACTCGGAGGCGGTATCAACGCCCCTTGGGAAGGAAAGCAAGGTGTCGGTGAGCGGTTCGGCACTGGAGGTCCAGACCCCGCCGCTGAAGGTTCACGCAATAACCGAGAAAGAAATTATCATTCTGGAGACCGACATGCCTGAGACCCTCCGGCAGTGGTTTGGAGAAGTGGCGGAGCACAGCACAGCCTGGTATGGTGGATTTCAGACTCGGGGGAAACACCGCTCCGTCGACCTCCCCCAGAACGGGTTGTACACCTTCAAACTAAAACAGAACCTTAGGAGGTTCAAGATAACGGACCAGCAGATGTGCATCGCCACCGCCGGGGACATTTCCACGGGGGTAACTGCAGTTCTCGTCATTCGGGCACCGGTCGTAAGGATGACCAAACGTACCTACGGCCTGGCGTGGTTCGTGAGGGAGGTTTGCGTTTTGGATTGTCCAAAATAATCCACAGCATTTGTAATATGAATACTATTATTAGGGACTTCAGCGATTTCAGCGCCAACGTAGATTTCTTCAGGGTCGGCGTGCCGGTGGTGGGAAGCAGTAAGAAGACGCTGCCTCTTGAGAACCCTGCGGAAATCCAGACGGCGAGGCTGTGTCTCGTTGAAGATGTGGATCTTACCGACGAGACCGTTCGAAACTCCTACCTCAAGGTGTCCCCGGACAGTGCGTGTGAGGAGTTCAAGGCGTGGTCTGTCTGTTTCGACGACTGGGTCATCGATGAGATCGTAGCGGCTTCCGAACAGTTGTGGGGGAAGCAGCTGAGTGAAGAGGCGGTCCGGGAGCTGTATAGGCCCACGGTGTCCATAAAGAACAATCTTAAGGTATATTGGCCCCGGCGCAAGTCGGGAAAGATAAAGGTTCGCAATGTCGGCAAGAACAACACTGAGATCGCCGTTCCGGACGGTCTTTCCCAAGGGACGCAGATTGTCTCTATATTGAGGTGCAGGCATATCAATATCTACAAGTCCCAGATCTGGCCGCAGTGGGAAATGCAGACGTTCGTGATTAAAGATCCCAGGAAGGTCAAAGCCCACAATTGCATAATTGACGACGATACCGATTCGGACGGAAGTTATTACGGCGATAATTAAAATATTTACCTACAGTAAATACTAATATGAAGATGGATTGCAACATGAAAATACTCATCGCTGTCGTAGTGCTGATGGCTATAATGTTCATGGCTCCAGCCGCCTCTACCGATGTCCCAGATATCAATATAGATGTACAGAACGCTGCACAGGCGGCAGCCGTTCAGAGCAATTCGCAGAGCAATTCGCAGAGTACTGGCATGTATAACCCACAGGGGTCGCTTGCAGAACAGCCGGTAGACGAACAGGTCGTTCCTCCAGGGACCCCAGACTTCTTCTCGCAGCGCCAGCGCTTTAGCCAGACCACCACGGCTGCACCCATTGCCTCGCCGAGCGGCACCGTGACGTGTCCGGGGTTTTCGGAGCTCCTCCAAGCCGAGCGTGGCAAGTCCCCTCTCAAGACCTCGCAGCGGGCCATGGGCTGGCTCGAGAATGACGACCCGTACGCCCCCATGGAGACGATGACCGTCAAACATGAGTGGGAGAAGAACTTCCAGAACGATGCGTCCTTGAACACCCAGTACCTTTCGAGCCTCGAGAGCGGGGCAGATCCCTCTAGGACTTCGAAGATGACGATGCCCAACGCCACCACCAAGGCCGATATCCGCTCCGACGAGATGATCGCCTTCGATCCTGCGGCGTCGTGCAAGCTCAGCCCCTCCTTGACTCGCCTGCAGTCGAACCAAGGACTTTAAGATGACTCAATTAAATGTGTTTTTCAATACACTTAAAGAAGAAGAAGACTTATAAAGAAACGAACCGCCGATTATCAAATATGGATTCCGATCCCGATTTGATGCCAGCTGTATTGGAACTAGTCAATATACTAAAGGACCTGCCTCGTAATTTATCGGAGCAGATCGAGATCGAAGTTCGCCTCGGCTACATCGAGGAGGACGATGCCGGGAGGGGTAAATTCGACCCGGACATCTCCGAAACGTACTTCAAAACCATTGCGAAGAACTTGAAATCCTTCAGCAAATGGGACTCGACACTGGAGAAGGCGAAGTCGACGGACTACTACCAAGGAGACCTGCGGCTCACTATCGATGACAAAGCGAGCCGCACGTGCATGCGCAAGATAAAGCTGATGGACTACGATTTCGTCACGGGGGGTTGCTTCGACGTGCGCATTTCGGTCAGTCAGGAGATTCCAGTCGACCCCTCCCACTTTGACGAGTCTAAGGAGTGCAAGTTGACCCGCCAGAAGACACGCAGGACGCACACAATCGGAGCTTGGAACTTCGATTTGACCGAAGTGGTGAGCGAGCGGGACTGCCTGGACCGCAAGACATTCGAGGTGGAAGTCGAGCTCGTAGACTTCTGGAAAACTGCGAGCCAATATAACTACAACCTCGGCTTCATAGCTCACAGTACGCTGATCAAGGTGAGGCAGCTGGTGCATATGTGCGAGGCCCCCGAGGGCGATACGGCCTTTGTATTACATAGCAAGCACATTCGCAATGCCGTAGTCTTCCCGACCCAGGAAAATGCTCTCATACCACCTTTGGAGCGAGACAGTATTGAAGTTTCCCCAGGTTCCCCACGTAATACACTAAAATAAGGGGGTATTCATTCATTAAATAAAGTTCTACAATATTGCTTAAATTCGTGGACTTGGTGAACAAGTTCAGATATTTAACCGAGTAAATCCCCTCTACCGCTTCGGTGCCCTTGTTAATGTGCATATTCGCATCGTCACTGGACTGTGATATGCACACGTGTTGGCTCGCAAAGTCTCCGTCCGCAATAAGTTCGAGTCCGGCGGGACCGCTGCGAATTTTAATCACCTCGCTGAAAATACTAAGGTCTCGGCAGTACTTCTGGAAGTCGAGACTCGGCATGTTGATCTGGCTGTCAAATTCGACATCGGGAATGCTGTAGATGTCCTCGTTAATATCTAGGAGCTTCAACACACTTTTGGTAGTAGTGTTTTTGCTACTGTTTTCAAACATTATAACCAGTTCGTATGGTTTGTTTTTGTATATATTAAATTTAACGGTATCGTGGCTTCCTATAGTCTTAATCAGCTTGAACAGACTCAGCATATTCACTCCGGCGACCACGTTCTCCAGGTTGCATTCAAAATGCTCAAACTTGGATCCTTCTAGTTTGATGTGCACACAGGCGCACTTGTTCCCATCCATAGCGGTGATCTTCATTCCCGTCTTGTCGAATCGCATATTGACGTCATTCAGGATCTCCTTCATTGACTCGAATAGCCCCTTAATTGTCGTACCCTGAACAGTATGGAAAGATACGAGTATCTCATCTTCGCAGGTATTAGACATTAGCAGAATATTATATAATTAATTATATATTTAAACTACTCATTTCTTAAATTGGAATGCGGTCCTGATACCCTACATCTTCAAGCCATCCGTCACGGAGAAGGATTTCCAATGTTTGGCCATCGGACATCGTCGGCCACAGAGCCTTGGCGAGGATGTTCTTCCGTGTGTGGTACGGGTGATTGAACTTCGCCAGAGCGTCCGTAACATTGAGGTCTCCCGGATGCAGCGAAGCCATCATGATAGGTCGTGTCATTGGAATATTGAAGTTTATGTCTTGGGAAGTGTCAGTTTCAGTCAGAATGGTGAGACGACCCGTGGAAAATACCCGCGGTCCCACACGAATCAATTCGAGACTGTCGGTCTCCTCCTGGACCGGCTTATGGTCTTTCCTCCAGTGGTACAACCAGCATAGAATGGCGTGCTTATTGATATAAACTACATACGAAATACCCGCAAGGATAACAACTGCATAATACCCCATCTGATTAAAGGCAATTAAAGTGTTAATCTTAAACCAGATAAAATCGCATGATTCGCAGGAGGGGGAGGAGAAAGAAGAGTGAAATAGTAACATTTTCTATAAATGAAACACTCGAAAAGAAGGTTTCCTTTGATGGGAACTCTGAGCAGAAGGCGAAACGGGGTCTGGGGGGGCAGTCCATCCGCTTTGGGGCTCTAGATATAGTTGTACACGCCGCAAAGGACGAGACCGACATAGCCTTTTCGAAAGTTCCTTATAAATTACAGTGCGAAGCGAAAGAGGAGTTTAACACCGTGCCCCAGCCCCCTAGGGCCATTAGTAGTATAGTCAAGGTGAACCACATCAACAACCCTCCCCTGCCTCAGCTGGGGGTGGCAAAGTCTAAGCAGCTCAACATTATTTCGGAGAGAGTCGAAATTCAGGGAGAAGTGCCAAAGTGCTCTGACGCCGCCTGCTGGTGGTGCTGCCATAAATTCGAGGGGCGACCGGCGTTTCTTCCTTCCACGTACAGCGAGGAGCATGATTCGTTCAAGGTGTCAGGCAACTTCTGCAGTTGGAACTGCGCCAAGAGCTACAATTACTCAGGCAAGGGTTCGAAGTGGGCATTCCGGAGCATGCTCCTCAAGTTCATGGTCACAAAGTTACAGGGAGAGTGTATCTGCATCCGGCCCGCCCCTCCGAGAGACCAGCTGGAGTTTTTCGGGGGAAACTTGTCCATAGAACAGTTTCGGGAAAGTAATAATAAAAACTTTTCCACTAATTCTACCGGACTGGTTAAATTAAACAGTTCATTCGAGGAAAAGAAATTGCATACTTCGAGGAGGTCTCGGTATATTACGTAAAGTGATCAACCAGCAGGCCCGTGAATATGGCTACCAGGGTGCAGTGCAGGATATTATCCAACCTCTCCCGTGATCCCCCGAACGCCTCCGTGCGCTGTGCTTGCGAACCGCTCGAAACGAAGGTCTCCACCTTATCTCGGAGATTCTCCAGTTCGACGCTGAGCGCCGGTGGCGAGGAGGAAGCTCCGGCCAGGGCGAAGTAGGGGTCGTTAGGATTGAACTGCTGCGATGAACAGGGGGGACTGTTATAACTGGCCCGGCTGGACTCAAAATTTGATCCATAGGCTTCCTGTATACTGCAAAACACCATCGTTCTTTCTGGTAGTCTACATTATAATTCATCGAATTAACCTTTCTTCTTCTTTTTGTCGTGTACCGACACCATGCGTATGTCCTCGTCGGAATCTGTGGAATACTCGGATTCTGTCTCAGAATCGGGGATATTCGGCGGCGGGATCCCGGGTCTCGGTCCCTTGCTGGCGGCCGCCTGCTGTAGGTGCTCGGGGCGAATCGACCCCATTACATTCTTCATCACTGACTCCAGCATGTCGGGGTTCTGCTGCCCTAGCGAATTGAGAATACCGACCGGGTCCTGCATGATGGTCTTCGACAGATGAAACATAAAGCCACTTCCCACCAAAGCCGTGAAGAGTTCGACCTCGGGGGCGACTTCGACACTCTTCCCGTATTTGTCCACCAGGCGAGCCAGGCAGTTGTCGTAGTCGCCGATGTTCTCCATTACCGACTCGCTCCAGCCCTCCAGCTTTGCCTGGATGGGGTCGAACTGCCGATTCGCAAATTCGATTCCGGTCACAGCCGCCATAAGGACCTTCCTGGCGAACTTGACCCCCGCCTCCTTATTCAGCATCGACGTAATGCGGTCAAACTCGAACTGAAGGTCGGGGAGTTTCGACTTGATGTGGTACTTTTTGGTCAGGACCACCCCACGCCTCTCCAGTTGCTGCAACTTGCTCAGGAGTTCGTATTTCTTCTGCTTCCTTAACAGTTTGCTGTTGTCCACCTCCATATCTGAGGCGATGGAACTGATCACCGAAGCACTGTCGTCGCTACTGAGCCCCGACGCCATTGAGCTCTGGTCCGTGTCGTCATCGTCAAACTCTGGTTCCTCGCTCACGTCGGTGTTTACCTTCTGCGTGTTCACGAAATCTTCCATATCGGTCGTCTGGAATTCAACCTTTTTTGAGGGAGTTCCTAAGGATATCCTAGAGCGTTCCGGTTTGTCCGAATCCGTGTCCGAATCGGCATGGACGATCTGTATCGAGTTCTGGGAAATGCTGCTTCCCAACTTCATTCGCTTCTCACCGCCATTGCCTGCACGATTGACCCGAATATTCATCTCGTCTTTGGTTATGTCATTGATATTATTTGATAGACCGGAACGCAAATCCTTAGTGGCGTGTCTCATCAACCCATGATAAGCCATCCTTAAATACACTACAGTCCCTTACCTTAAGCACCTGTTCATCTGTATGTAGGCGATGCCCTGTAGATAACTGTCTGCAAGGTCGTCTTTCTTCTTGTGACCAGAGTAAAACCCAGTCAAGGTGGAGGATTCTTTTATTCGGTCGGCACACTCTTCGATGGCTATTTTCTTGTGCATTCTGTAGCGTTTGCTCTTGGGCACTGGCGGGCTCGGTATGCGGGCGGCACACAGCGTTATCTTGTGCTTTGGGCTGAATGACACCACCCGGGTCACGTGGGTGGAGTCCAGCTGCCCCCTTATGATGAAATAGGTCTCTAGGGCAGAAGCCACGCCCCTCATCTTGGGATTAAAACTGGGCTGTTTCTCTATGACAACGTGAGTCGACTCGTCCAGACATACTTCTACGTCCAGCTGCTCGAAAAGATCCTTGAGCCCGGTGGTTTCGAGGACGTTCCAGTATTCGATTTCCGGGTTGTCAGGGTCCGCATCAAGGACGCACACTGCGAGGTTCTTGGTACCTACGTCTATACTAAGGACTTTCATTGTCTCACAAGCCCCACTTCTTCTTAAGTCTCTTCGTTTCCTTCCTTTGTTTGGAGACTTCGTCGTGTGCCTGTGCGGATTTCTTTTTCCGCTGGGCCTTGTCGGCCTGCTCCAGACCGGCTTGTGACCAGTTGAGGTAGATCATCTTGTCGTCCATCATCGTTGCGAGAAACCCGTCCCGTGTGAATTTTCGGTGAAGTTTTTTGGCAATGATCTTAGGGTCGAAAATGGGCATGCCCGTTGCGAATCCAGGAACGATATAGATGCATTCGCTTTGGTTAAGTTCGACCCGACAGGACACTCGCCGTTTGCACTGTTCGTAAAAAAACTCAAAGGTCCTATCCTGTCGGTGCGACTGGCGCTCTCTTTTGTATACTATGTTCATTAGGAACGGATCGACATTATCGACTTTGCGAGGCATGTTCCCTTTACTCTTATAGTAGAATTTTATTATTCATTCCAGTCGTAAAAATAGCCTGAAAAAAAACATTACATTATAACAATACACACAGCAATGAACAAAGTCATTGATTTCCTTAACAGTAGCGAGTTTGTCGCCTTCTTCACCTTCTTCTGCCTCTTCGTCATCTTCGCCCCGGGGATGGTCGTCGAGCTCGACGAGGCTACCGATATTATCCCAGGTCACAGCAAGATCGTCAAGATCGGCGTCAAGAATATCCCCCAGGCCATTATCGACGTCATGACGTTGCGGAAGGCCCCTGGAAATTCTACCACTAAGAAGGCTACCATCACTAACGCCATGACCGTAGTGATGCACGGCATCCTCGGCGGTCTCGTAGCGTCCGCTGTGTTCAGCATTGACCGCAAGGCGTGGACCTTCAAGTACGTGAAAAAGTAAAGCAACCCAAACGCACGAAAATCCAACCAACGCACCCCCTAGGATGTATTGGTTAGATTGCTATGTAAAGCATTTACGAAAAGTCAGACGACCTCCAAACATCGTTCTCGAAGTTTGGATCAGCGAGCGACTTGAACTCGCAATCTGGAAACATTGTTTCCATTCTGGTGCGCAAATTATCAAAGGAATTCTTGACTAACACAAACAACCCATGTCTCTTGATGCCGTGGTCTTCAATCACCCTGCCAAAGCCATATGTGGTATAATCGAGGTTGCCGTGTAATTGAATCCAATTGGCGCACGTATAGTACTTCGCATGAACTTCAGGTGCTTTATTCAGGTGGTCTCCGATTGAGAACACTGTGACTTGGGTCCAGCGTATAAATTTCATCGTTTTTTCCAGAGTCTTCTTCTCCTTTCGAAGTTTGGCGAGTTTCTCAAGCCGTTTGTCTACCCGTCCCTCGAGGGAACTGGGGTAATAACCTTCTACTTCTCCCTCTGCCAATAACTTTTCCATCTGCTCTTGGCATTCCTTATCCTTCTTCAGCAATTCCTGGTATGCGGCCTCGAGGCTCTTCCCTTTGTGGAAGTAGCGAATCGCATAACCCAGACCTATGAGCACTGCCGCAGCGACCAATGCCATTAACGTCTTGTTCAATCCAGAGGAACGGGATTTCCTCGCCATGTTTAATGTTTATACTATATATTATTATTTATACATTAGAGACCAGCTGGGTGAGCTGCTGCAACGCCCGCTCCGGGTTCGCTTCCCAACGACTCTGGAACTCCCTGAGGGCTCCCCGCTGCCTCGTGAACTTTCCCAAATGGCGGTTCTGGGAAATAAACGTTCTAGCCATACCCATACTCGAGCGGAACTTATCGCTCCTCTTGTCCGACAGCTTGACCATCGGCTTTATCATACCCCAAAGCTCGGCACTAGCCGTCTGGTAGTTTACTTCACGCAGTCTCTGCTGTGTGTGTGTCATCTTTATATTCTGGTTTTAGCCAGTATTTCTTTAAGTGTAGTAATCGGTAGAAGCATTGTCCGCCTGGAGTTCTCATTCTTTGCCCGACGGATAGCGATGTGCCCCTCCGGAGCGTCGACGAACGGGTGCATCCAGTGGGGGATTTCTCGGTCTCGCCACAGCGTGCGAGGCGGAGCGGGTTTCTTCTTCGGCGTAAGCATTTCCCTCAGCGCCCTGTTCAAATGCCGTCGTGGTGCATCCAGGTCGTACTTGAGCTTCTGGCGTGTCTCGAGGTCCATCGTTTCCAAGAACGATGTATACCGTTCGAGGTCTTGGTCCAGTTTGGTCAGACCGAATGTCTTCAGCAGAAACAGAGCCTTGTCGAAATCATCGCTCGGAGCGTTGTATATGAAGGAAGCAGCACAATCCCTCTGGACTGATCCTACGCTCCGGTCGACGTAGCAGGAGATAACACCTTCCCGTCTGCTGACTTCTTCGAGATACTCCTCGGAGCCGAGTGGGTCAGGTATGTCTCCCAGAGTCGACTCAAAATCTTCGGGACCGTAAGAGAACGCACGCTTGGGCGGACTGCCGATGTCGAACTGAACTTTCACGACTTTCGGGCACCTGGGCAGCTCGGTCTGCCTTGGCCTGTGCTTCCAGCACCTTGCACAGTACAAATCCCTCCGCTTGGCGGGTCGGCCCTTTCCCATCGGGACAATTGTATCCTGATGCGGGTCCTGCTCGGTGACCAGGCCTTCGATATGACATCCCCGGCGCCAGATGTGCAGGTGTGCGTCCCTGGGGTCGTGTATAGGAGCCTTCGCAAAATGTTCTCCGTCCCATTTGACCTTGGTCTCCCAAGTTGAATTAAGCGCCAACATTGTATATTATTGGAATGTAGTCCTAACTTGTTCTTAGGGTGATGTTTTAAACAACTTTATAGCGTTTAAGGAAATGCTGCACAAGGAAAGGAAACGCCTACTCTTTTCGATGAGTGACACTGACGACTCTGACGATTACAAGCAGTGGGCCTACGAGATAAAGCACGAGGAGTATTCGATCTACAACGATTACTGGAGGGATCACTTCGTGGAAATGGGGAGGATACTGGTACCCAAGCGGGACACCGCCTGCGAGCAGGCACGGAACGCATTGAAGCCGGCGAAGTGGTACACCAGCCCGACGGATACAATGGAGTTGTTGTGGTTGAATGGCCGACCAGTCGAGCCCGAGCCAGAAGAGCAGCCGAAGCCGCAGGTCGACACGTGGTCGCAGCTGTTCGATTCCGAACCCGACCAGGCCCCGGTGGCGAAAACCAGCGAACTCAGTTTGCGGGAAATACTGGGGCTCAGGGTATCGGACACTCCAGAAGCGGTGGAGGCAGCAAGGCGGAGGAAACTAATGAAACTGTACGCACAGAGAAGGAAGGGGGTATTGAGTGATTCTGATGCTCAAATGCTTGCGAAACTTGACCCCCAAAAAGTAATTTTAGGTCGTGACGGTACCAATACTTAAAAGTATCAGGAACTATGGAATCCTCAATTGATCGCTTCTGCGAAACGCATGATGTCCCTCATGAACGGCTGATCGGTATGCTCAACTCCTGCCTCACACACATCGGCAACAACCTACTGTACGAAATACAGCAGAATAAATGTGACGCTGCCACGCAGACAGAGAACCCTTCTGCCTGTGTATCGACACAGACTGACACCCCGACACAGACTGTCACACAGACCAAGGACAAGGCCAGTCTAGAGTCGCTGGGGGTGGGGGAACTTAGGATCGTCGCCAAGAAACTGGGACGCAAGGGCTACTCCAAGATGAACAAGGACGCTCTCATCTGCCTCATACACAAAACTGTTTAAAGTAAGGAAGACTTAACTAAGTAATGGCTTCTGTTTCAATTATCAATGCTCTCACAAAGGAAGTTTATGACACCACGTGTGGTTCTCTTAAGGAGCGGGATTTCTTCCGGGTCATTGACATCGACGGCGTGAAGCAGTATTTTGAAAACGAGTCAGAGTATCACCTCTGGTATGCGAACCGCCGCAGCGAACAGCAGAAGGCAGAGAGGAAGATTGCACGATCAAAGGTAAATGTGCTCGACCAGGTGGGCAAGGAATCTAACCACAGAAACTGATGGCCCTGTTTATTACCGCCCCAATGTGACCGTTTAATGGGAAGCATTGTTCTTCCTTGGTGTCTGGGGGGATCATACCCATCGTTCCGTCGTACATGGAAATGATATTCTTAATTTCTTGGAGAATTTCTTTTTCCTGTGCGAATGCTTCTCCGTTTTCAGGGGAGGTCTGGTTTCTCGTGACTAGGTGTATATAAATGTAGGCTATTATAAGCCAGAGTAGCCAGTTATCCATTTTACCCTTACCTAACAAAATTATTACGCTGAAAACATTATTGAATGTGTTCAGCGTACTCGAGTTAAATCTATGTACTAAGATATGGACTCCCTCTTCTGGTACGACTTTGAATTCACTTCGGAGTTCCTAAGGAGCGATTCAACTAAACCACTCAAAGAAATCCGAAAGCTTCGCACAAGGTTGTCGCACTTCAAACACTCGATAGACCAGCACTACGTCAAGGATTCTAAGAATAACGCTTGGAACAACGTCTCCGATGACATGTATCCTTGGTTGTACGTGTCCAGAAGCGGTCCGAAGCGGATAAGTCGGGCCTTCTATAAACTTTCAGAGATTTTGATAAATTACAAGATCCCGAACCCAAGAACGGCTATTTGTCTATGCGAAGCTCCTGGTGGCTTTGTGGAATGCCTGAGGTATTTTTACAAGGGGGTCGCTTGGAGGGCTTGGTCCCTTGGTGGCTCAATTCCCTTCTCCAAGAAGCTTCCACAGGCAACGGTCCGATATCACGACATCCTGAACACAGATAGCCTAGTTACTTCCCCTGCGAATCTAATCACCGCCGACGGGGGCGCCGATAGTTCGTCGGACTACGACAGCCAGGAGACCATTAACTACCCCATAATTAAGGCACAGATCGACGTAGCCCGGAAGCATCTCGCCCCCGGGGGAACCTTTATTATCAAGTTTTTCGATACATATACATTCGAGACGCTCCGGGTCATCCTGTGGCTCAATGAACTCTTTGAGGTGATCAATGTGTGCAAGCCCCCCGGGAGCAAGCCCACCAATTCTGAAAAGTACATCGTCTGTCGGAAGTTCAAAGGCGTCGAAGTCGCCCTCGAGGACGTAGAGTGGACACAGGAAAGCATTCCCAATATAATCAACTACGTGATCATCTTCGCCGCAACATTGCAGATAGAATCAATTACGGAGGTACTGTCTCAAATCAACACTCCTAAGAATATAGATTTCAGAAAATATCACGAACAGCACCTTCTGAAGTACAAGGGCGTATTCAGTTAGGCATTCTTGGGGTTCTCCGGGGCATCCTTCCACTCGCTGGCGATCTTCGTGAGCACCGCCTTGGCCGTGGCGTCGGCTCCGAGCTCCTCCTTGGTCTTCGCAAACTTGGCCTTCACGAACTTGTTGTATTCACTCGGCAGGCGAGGTTTCTTCTCGGGCTTCATAGACGAGGCAGAATCCTTGAGGGTGGAAATCTCGGCCTTGGCGGCAGCAAGCTGGGTAGTGAGTTCGGCTTTAGTAGGCATTGTAGTTACACGGTGCATACTTAATTATGCGCAAATTTGAACGACTATTGAACCCAGTTTGAAACAAAGGAAACTATTCATGAAAATGGAAAAAGCATGGACATATTTGGATGTATAACTCTGTGTTTCATCCCTGTAGCGTGTAGAATACCTTCATCTTGTTCTTCTCACATAGTTTGGAGCAGCGTTTGCAGGGACACGACAGGGCGGGGGTGTCCTGGGTCTTTGCGAACCGTACCACGTACAGCACCGAACCGTGTGCCCGTGAACCAGCTTTGGCGATGGCGTCCTCCTCTGCGTGAATGCTCGCTGCCAGGCGACCCGTGAGTCTGCAAAACTCGAAGAATGTTGGCGGCGGATGATGCGTGCGTCGGCAGTACTTCCTAAAGCGCTTCTTGAGCCTCGTCATCGAAACAGAATCGGTGTCCCTCACTGTGGTCATCGCTTTGTTGCGGTAGCGGTTGTGGCCCACCGATATGACCTTGCCGTTTCGCACCAGCACAGCCCCGTGCTTCTTGTCCATGGGGCTCTTCTTTGCTTCTTGTGCGGCGGCGTCCACGAAGCGATGCATCATTTGAAAGACGTCCGTTTTATATTTAAAACAGGCATCGCTTAAACTCGCTTCTGTAAATTATAAAAATCTTGTGTATAACAAATGAGATTTCTCTATGGTATAATTGCCATATTATTGATGTCCCCGCTGCTGATTCTTGCAGAATTTGTAATAAACTTTGTCGCCCGCCGCCCGCCTGAGTATGAGCCTAAGCCTCCGTATTAACTCGTCCACCGCCGGGATATTTACCAGCCTTTCACACAGGATCCCGATTCACCGCTATACGACGAACGTATATCTACCCAGCAGATGGGTCGGATTCCAAGCATAGTGAAAGGTAAGCACATTGTTATTAAGGAGAACCTCCGTTTAATACACGGTACTTATAATGGTCTTATTGATGAATTATATAGTGGTCCTGTTCTCGATATAGAAATAATAGTAACACCAACAGGCGGCGAGGCAGGGATGTCGGAAGTAATACGATCTAGCATGGAGGATAATTCGCCCATGTATGCATTGAGTTTCCATGAAATCATTAGCCCCGATACTATACTCTATCCCATTTGGAATTTTTATTTGAGAACGACAACGTTTACGATCCTTTTCAATCCGAATAATAGCTCAGAATTCCAGAGTATGATAGAAAAGGAGGTGAATTCGGAATTCAGGACTAAGGATCGTCTTTATTTACATGAATTAACATTGGAATAATTGTTTAGCATACGCTTCTTAAACAATATACCTTTGTAGAATATCTCTTTGTGCATAGCCTTGGTGCGTTCTCTGTGACCATTGATTTCCACTAGGCACAGGAATAGCGCCGTAAAGTTGAAGCTCAGTCGATCCAGGTACATCGATAATTGTTTTATTTAAAATTATGTGTTTAAGCGATTTGCAGATTCATTAAAGCCGCCTGTAGGTCGAATGCTTCCTTAGTGTAAGGTACGCCGTCGATCCAGAACTGATGACCCACTGCGTTCCCCTCGGGGAACGTGACAGCCGGTCCGTCGGTGCGATGTAGCTTCCCGTGCGTGTACCACCACTGTCGCCCATCGGAGTTCTCCTCCGCCGGCCCGCCCGCACGATGACGCAGACCAGAGGCGTACCACGTACGATCCCACTGGCCTCCACCATAGTCGGTTTTAATCGCCGGCCCACGAGTATTGTGTAAGACACCCTCCTTGTTGCGGAAGGACGTCGTTTCCCAGCCGTAGCGGCGCTCAACTGACTTAACCATATTTCCGGGCTGTTATTATATTCAACTCATGAATCCTTAATTAAATGTTAGGAGAGAGCCAATCCAACCACCATCAGCCACGGTGCCGTTCATAACATAGTGTAATATTGATAGAAACCCGACACAGACTGCGCACGCAATCACGACTGTGAAGAAGTCGGACGAGGAAAAGTTCTCCCTCCTTCTTGACGGCTTTTTAATTTGTGTATGGCATATTATTTTAACAAATATATTAATTTCCTGCGACCTACATGGCACAACTGATGGTGATCTGCTCGCCGCCCGCATCCTCGAGGGCCGCCTTGATGTCCGCCGGAGTGTTGTCTTGCCTGTCGATGACCCAGGACTTGTGAGGTTTATCCCAGCTGCCGCCCAATTCCTTGATGGTGTCCTTGATGTCGAATGTATTGCCCATTATGGATAGCCGCCCGTCGCCCATGCGGTCAATAACGATGCCCCGGGACTTGGGGGTGAACGACCGGGTGTAACTCGCTCCGCTAGGGGTCGGCGGGGGCGTCGGGGCGGCGCTCAGTGCCGAAGACAGCTGTGCGCTCAGTTTGATGTTCTGGTCGATGAGCTGCTGCTGCATTTCCATGAGCGGGGCCATCTTCTTGTCAATGAGCCTTTCGAGGTTTGTGAGGTCGTCGGCCATTTTTGGAGTAGTGCTTGTTTGGGGCTTTGGTGTTATCTACTTTTATTTCTTTATTCTCGTTATCTTCAGAGTGCCGCCTATAAAACATTCTCGAACACACTGTCCCCGTCGCCTCACTAATCATGTTTCTCACCTGGTCGTAGTCGTCGGTGTCGGAGAACCATACTTCGACATTGTACATTGCCCTACCCTTGCTGGAGTTGGAAGAGTCTACCACCCGGCAGCCGGTTATATTGAGACCCTCGGGGTAGTTGTTGCCGATGCACATCAGTGCGCAGAACTTCCATGCATCGTCAACATATTGGAGACTGTTAAATTTCCGGATCCGCCACTCTCCGCCGTCGATATTCTGCGGGTCCTCCCAGCACGGCTGGATGCCCTCCTTGAAGCAAGAGAAACCTACAACGTCCCGCCCCCCCAGACGCAGACGCTTTTCGTCCCTGGTGTAGAACCACGAACTCGGCCACGGCATGTTCTTGACATACGAGAAGAATCCCTCTACGGTTGAGAAGTTACCGATTTGCGAAAGGTTGCTGGTGTAAGACTCTTCGTCAGAGCCCACTCGGTGCTCCCACAGAACCCATTTGTCTTGCAGCGGGTGCTCCTGGTTATCCATTGGTGAGAACTCTTCTAAATAAGTGTATTCAGAGACAACACCTTAATCAATCTGGTTTTAGGTCGTAACTTTTATGAGTTCTTAAGTATGGCTATAGAAATCATTGAAGTGAAGAATTTGAGTAAGTTTCGCCCCAATCGTGAAACATTGTACATAATCATCGAAGGCAGCGACCTCAATGAACTTGACGATCCCACCGGACAGCACTTTGGGTATCCGGAGAATACCGTCTTCTGTGGGTTTGGTCACAGATTGAGGGCCACAGAGCATATCCCTGTGGTGGATGGCTGGGTCGAGTTGGTGGATATGACTGCTGGAGTATTGATCCCTGGATGTCTCCTGGACAAGACGATCACTAAAGTTCCCAAGGGCATGCCTCCGGGCGTCTGGATATCCGCCTGGCTTCGGCACAAGCTCATTCCGGTTTACAAGACGCCGGGAGTGTCCACGACCGGACCGACACCTGGACCTGAGAGCCTGGCCCAGTTCGACAAATGCCTAGAGTCTCTGGGGCACAAGTTCAAGATGTCAATACTGACACCGACATACAACCGCCACGATTTCCTTGAGCGTCTCATGGAGTGCGTCAAAGCCCAGTTGACGAAGGTGCGACACGAATGGTGTATCCTTGACGACAGCCCGCAGCGAATTCCAGACGCCGCACTGGAGTCTCTCCGCAAGGCCGTGTCCATCCCGGTGTATTACGTCTGGCTCTCGGAGAAGATCCCAGTGGGGAACAAGCGCAACATCCTGTCGGGGATGGCTACGGGCTGGGCATCGGTAAATTTCGACGACGACGATTTCCATCACCCAGAGCGTATCAAGCACAGCCTTTTCCGGATGGAGCAGAAAAAGGCTAGTCTTGTGGGTTCGAGTCGGTGCTTGTTGTACCTCAACGATGTCATCTACCAGTTGAGGGGGTTCGGTCCGAACCACAGCACTGGAGGCTTGATGGCGTTCACGAAGGAGTATTGCAGGGACCATCTCTTTGGAGAAGACATTCCCAACGCCGAAGAGGCGGCCTTCACTAACAAATTCACCGTTCCTATGGCTCAGCTCGACGCCAACAAGGTCATTCTCATAATGAGCCATTCGAGGAACACCTACGATAAGACGGCTTACGTGGCACGCAGTTTGGGGAAAACGCTGGATGCAACGAAACTGGGAATCTGTAATTATACCAAGAACAAGAGACTTAGAAAAATTTTCGCCGAGGCTTTCGACCAGGCGTTGCTGAGCGAATCTCTACCCCAGACAACCACTCCATCGCCTTAGGCACGGCCCCCTTACTGAACACTTTGGTAGGCATTTCTATATCCAAAATTTTGATGAGCCCGTTAAATATACTACTAAGTTTCGAACTGCTGAAGACTATAGCGGCTCCTCTGATGGTGTCGGAGATTAGCTGGTGTATCTTGAGCAACTCCTTATGAATCGTCTGGATACTCCCCCCCTTCGTTATATCGAGTGTAATATTGGATAGATCCCAGCACCATTTGAGTTGCACGCCTTGGCTGTTGTAGGTATTCACTGTAGCCTGAATGACTGCCAGGGTTTCCATGAGGTTCTCCTTCGTCAACTTACGGTTGTCGACAGTGCACAACAAAGCGTTTGCCTCCGCCACATACACAATCTCGATAATCTCTGTCTTTGCAATATCCATCTTTGGGAATAGTCTATATAATTATCGGGGCAATCATACGTAAAAACGGTTTAAAGAAGGCGTTATATGTAATCATAACCACTGCTATAATGTCTTCCACTACTGATAACACCCCAATTGATTCCGGCGCCGACGTTGTCGATGCCCCTGCGTCCTTCGATTCTCGTCTCGATGCATTGATTAGCTCTCTCGGGACGTTTGTCACTGACATTAAGGGGCTACAGAAGGAGGCGAAGGAGATGAAGAAGGATCACACAAAGGAGGTCAAGATGCTCATGAAGAACAGCAAGAAGAAGACTCCAATGACCGAAGAGCAGAAGAAGAACAGCAGTTTCGCCAAGCCTCTCGTTCTCAGTAGCGACCTGAAGACCTTCCTGGGTCTCGACCCTGACTCTATGCATTCCCGGACAGACATTACCAAGCTGATGAACCTGTATATCCGGGAGAATGAGCTCCTCAATCCGTCGAACAAGCGGGAGATCAACGTTTGGGGAACTACCTCAGCTGGGAAGGCTCTCAATACGCTGCTTGGTCCCAACACTGGCGATGTCGTCACCTGGTTCAACCTGCAGAAGTACCTACAGAAGCACTATCCCAAGCAGGTAGTCACGGCCGCTCCGCCGCCGCCGCCGCCCGCCGCCACCACACCAGCGGAGCCCCAGGTGTCAAAGCCTGTGGTGAAGCGGGCAAAGACTGCCCGGGTGCGAGCCGCCGGCATTAAGGCCTAATGTATTTAAAAACATCGAGATAATAATAAATACGAATGATAAATAATGTTGCTGTTCGCAGCGAAAGTTTCGGATCTCATCCTCACCCTGGAATGTATAGCCTGTTACAATTCCAAACTGGTGATAAGAGTAAGCGACTGGGCGATCCGTTTTAGTTCTGTAGTTGAGCTGGAAGGTGAGCCAGTGTCGGTTGTCAGTACACCCTTCGACCAGGTCGCCAGTATCGACCAGGCCAAATGCTGTATTTCGGACTTGGGACTTGTCGTCCAATTTCTAAGAGCCTTGCCCTCGGTCGTCGTACAGTTTGTTTTGGAAGGCCCTGAGGTAATCGTTCGGTCAGGGACGTCCCAATGCAGTCCCGACATTCCCGAGCATGCCGAGCACCTATGTGAGCTCGGCGACTACAGCCCCCCAGACTTTCCAGAGACGAGCACGACCCTCGACCGAGCAGGGGTCAATACATTTGTTCGGCAGCTGAAGGTGCTCCGCAGCCTGGGGACGTCCTGTGTGTTTGCGGATGGCGTTCTTCGGGGTGAATCCGCTGTGATCCAGTTCTGTTTCTCGTATGGAGACACAGAACCAGTTACATTTGAAATAGACCGCCTTCTTTTCTACCTAGAGGCGAACCAAGTCGGGGAAATGAATGTAGTCGTTCGGGGGCTGTTCTTTGCACAGTCGGGGGAAACTACGTTTTACCTCGCACCTATGATGTAAGGTAACTTTCGAAAGTGTAGTAGAATGTTGTGCTGTATACAAGACACCTGAGCGTCTCCAGGAGGAAAATCCCAATCTCTATGTTGGCTGTAGGAGAGAGTTGAAGTCTCAACTTCTTCACCTTCTCGTCGGGAAAGATGAAGTTGAAAATAGGGTCGAATACTGTGGCCGTAACGGAAGAGATGTAAACGAAAATAAATGCAGACAGGAAGGTGTTCATTGACAAAACCTTGTTTCTGCTAATGTATTCGTCAATCTTCATTTGTTGTCCATTATCAATTTTTTTTTTTCATGTATATACTGTCCCCCTATGTATCACCGAACTATCTGAGGTATTGACCAGGCGATGCTCACATTCGAAGTAAACTATATCTTCGGCCTTGGGGATCAGTAAGGAACCGTCCCCGGACTCTAAATACACTGGCTTCTGGAAGGAAAAATCCACTTTCTCGAAGTAGTACCACACGTGGTCAACACTGGGATTCGGCTGAGTCTCATGAGTACCGAGACCAATTACTTCCACAAACCCTCCAAGTTTCTTCTTGTGACAGGCAAAATCATTCGCCGATATACTATACTTTCTGCTCTCCTTGGTGTAATGCCTGCTGTATATAACTCCCGCCAAAACTAAAACTGTGACCGACGCAGCTATTTTTGTAGGATCCATATATCAGCAATAGGTGTTATCTTAAATTAACAGTCGTCCGGCGAAACATCGAAGTCTCCTTCGCTATCGACTTCACCCCCCAGCTCATCGGTGCTGTGAGTGTCCCCAGAATCAGACGATTCCACGCCCGAACTCGAATCGGTCTCGACCGAGCCGCCTTCGAGGCACTCCAGTGTCGCTGGCTCGAACTCACCCTCGGGGACGTCACGTTCGACGGGGGGGAAGAGATCCCGGAGAACCTGCAACTGCTCCTCAGTGGGCTGCGCCTTCGAAACCTGCTCGATGCTGAAGCGAACGTACAGATCGCCCCTCTCCTCGCCCAAGGGCATTCCATGTCCGATGAGCTTCAGCATCGGCTCGTCGAATATACACACCGGAGAGACGAGTTCAACCTTCATACCATCTATCATCGCCATCTTGTGCTTGAAGCCGAACGTTTCAGACAGGCTTACCTCGATGTCCATCAGCAGGTCGTCTCCGTCCCGCTCGAATACTGCGTGGCTGTTCTGAACCAACGTGACGTAAACATTACCCGGAAGCCGATTGGGCATCGAACCCGACTCTCCCGCAAACTCAAAGGTGTGCCCGTCCTCCGCCCCAGGCTCGATGTCCACAGTGAGTTTGACCTTCTCTTCGCCATCCGCAGAAGGACGCATCACCTTGATATTCTTCTTCCCACCCTTGAAAAAATCCTCCAAGTCGAGGGGTAGTTCCACGTGAATATCCGGAGTCCTCTTGGGCTTCTTCTTCTTCTTCCGCTTTCGCTTCTGCTTCGCTTCCTCCTCCTTAGGTGGCGCTCCCAAGCCCGACATGTCGAGGTCCTTCATATGACTGAATACACTCCCAGACACCTTCTGCATCAGGGCTTCGAGATCCATCCCCTGCATGTCCTTCTTGTCCTTATCCGTCATTCCCCCTGCGATCTGCTCTGCCATCTTGAAGATATCCATTGTTGTTGATGTGTCCATTGTTATGTCTATAATACCCTTATACGTAATTTCTTTCGAGGTGGAGAAGAGCGAAGTGATCCGTCTTCATGCGGTGGCAGGCGTTTTCGGGTATTTTCAGTTTCCAGTGGAGATGGGCGTGGGTTTTCCACGACCCCATGTTGGTTGAGAGTTGGTAGTCGTGAATATTGCGGTTTTTGCAGAAGGTGTCAACTTCGGCGAATACGTCGAAGAGTTCGTCTCTGTCGAGGTCGTATGGCGTTTCGACGTGCTTCCTGGGCGTAATGATGATGTAGGGTCTTCGGAGGAGGTCAAAGTGAAACAGAAGAGTCTCCGTTCTGTAAAACGTAAAGCGTTCGACGTAGGGTTTGGGAACGCATGTGTAGCACTTTTTCACTTGAATCATGCCGGTTATCCCTGGAACCTTAGCCTGCGGCACAGTGTTTGAGCGGCATTTCTGCAACTCTTCGCTGTTCCGCTCAATAACTCTGGACTGGTATTCCCTTGTTACTTCCATGTTATTTCTTCTTCTTGAATTGTTTAATCTTAAAACTACTGTCTATATGCTTGTCGTTTACAATCCACAATAGCTGGCCTGCGACCGTCTTCCTCTTGAAGATAGGATATTCTATGGCGTAGGTCATAGCGTTCTCCACCACCTTCGCAGAGAAGACGGGTTCGATTTCCTTGATGACCCTGAGGGGCTTGCCTTCGCTCAGCAGGCCCGTCCTGTTGTTGAACTGAAATTCCATCATGTAGGTCTTACCGATTTCGCACTTCTTCAGGTACCTAACGGGTTCGTCTTCCTTCCACTTCACGTCCTTGTAGCCCACTATCTTATGAGTATCTCGCTTCTCTCCCTCTATCTTATGCTTCCTTATGACCGTCAGGCTCAGGCTCAGGCTAGGTTTTTCCTGGTAGGCAACGAACCCGTTCGGAAGCCCTATGAGCCACTGGGAAACCCCCTTCTTTTTGGTCATCAAATTCATTACGTTCCCTGAAACCAGCCGAATGCTTTTGATGCGTGTATCGCTGGATGTGTAATCGGCGTCCACGAGTTCCAACGATTTTGTTGTAGCGTTGAAGAAACCCACTCCCGAACGTTGAGATGAGCGTGATCCTGCGGTCAACGACGCTGTGTAAACCGACACTCCGTGGTGAATGACAAACAGGGCCGATTGCTCCACCGAAAACTGAACTGGCACTGCACCCGGATCTTCAGTAACCGCTACGCCCTTTGCCCGTGCCAGCGACGGGACGTCGTCTATGGTCAGGTACGATAGTCGCACGCTGGGCTTCGGGAACTTGGAATTGAGGATCCCTTCGGTAGGGCGTAGGCGCTTCAGTATCTCAAGCAGATCGCTCGTATCGTCTTCGATTCCGCTGGGTGCATTCTTGAACCTTTCGAAGAAGCCCTTGAACTTGCGGCTTTCGGGCTGGAGGTCCTTCCGTGTTATAGTGCGCAACTTGCCTTTGCGTTCTACAACAAAGGTTTTCCCGCTGGGGTGGATTTCTACCATCGTGGCCTGCACATATTGAGAACGGGACCCTGACCGGGACCGGGACCCTCCCTGTCGCTTCACTCTCACCTTTGCACCCACCACGAAATACTCGGGAGGGATTACCCCAGACTGTGTGTCTGGGTTTCCTATGGCGTCGTCTCCGACACCTGGGAAACCTTTCAGGAGCTGATTGCGGTATTTCGTTTCTGCCGTCCCTGTGAGGATTCCGCAACACGGGTAGTATACCTTGCCGCCACGGCCATTCTTGCCCTGTGGAATCAGGTACTGGTTCGGTTCTGGGCATTTCCCCCTAAAGCTATACGGTGTGGGTCTTTGCATCTCCTTCATTCCAGTCTTGCCCTTGACTTGGCGAGTGGCACGGCACGGGCCGTTGGGCCACGTCCCGCTGACCGTCGTCAGCAGCCCCTTCGAATTCTTCTCCACTGCGGGGGCTATAACTCCACTCACAGACTTCCTAACCTTCTCAGCCATGCGGACCACATACTCCTTGATTGATTCTAGATCGAGAGAATAATAGTGATTTTCCTTTGTCTGTGATTCAGTGTTTTTTATTCTGCTCACATCGAGCTGGAGCGTACCGCCTCTGTGAATCTGAACGGCGTACTTGATTTTTTCTTGCTCGATCCTGAATTGAAGAGTTCCCACACGCTGCTTATACTCGAACTCTACTTCTGGAATGCTGCTCTCAATCTGCTTGCGCACTTCCGGGTCGTTCACATCGAGTGTAACGTTGTCCAACATACGATGCTCTATTTTCATGCTGGTAATGGGGGAAGAACTCGGGACCATTTCGAAACTCTTGCCCAGTGTCCTTTTGAGATCAGAGTATAGTTTGTCGAGCATGTCGGGGGGAGCGGAAAACACTTCCACCGAACCGCTGGCGAACAAACGCACTCCTATGTTCTTCGATCCCGAGGTCTTCGACTGACCAATGTATCTTAGGGTCAAGGCATTATTGAAACTCAATTCTTCTGACGTTTTGGAATCCTTCGGTCTAGCGTATACTTCCCCAGTTACAGGGTCTTTCACCTGGGCACCTGGGCCCGGTCTAACCTTCCATCCTGAGTGACGGAAATTGGTCACGACCTTGCCAGGAACCTGCTTGTAACCATTGCTGTCCTTGACGATGCTTCCTAACCAGACGTCTTGAAGCGACGCCCGTGTCACAGTCCCCGCTTTGTATTCCTGCCTGATCTTCTGTAAATCGCTATTACTGCCAAGGGTCTTGGAGTCGCCGATAAGTTTGAGCATGCCTTTGGTCGTCATGAGGAGCTCACTTTCCTCCGGGGCGGCGCAGTCGCTGTCGTGAGCCGTGCCTTCCCTGGCGGGACAACTCGCACACCAAGTCCCTGGCAAACTATCAAGAGCGGGGCGGTTGTAGTTACTGGTTTCAACGAACCTTGAGTCTGTTTTCAGTTTTTTCCTGTAATTGACGCCGACAAACCCCCTGGTCTTGTTAAGCTTGATCCCTGTTTTTAGGTCATCGAGGTCAAAGATGCCCGCCTTTCTACTGTTGAAGGGCGCCTTGTTGATCGTCTGTGTCACGGTGACCTTCATCTTTGTCATTGGATAACATTATTTTTCAATACTATTTAAGCAGTTGGTTCTTAATCAAGAATCATGGAGAAAGTCCGTAGTTTCAACACGCTATATGGCGAACTGATAGATATTCTAGTAAGGCAGTTCCCCCACATCACTAAATTACAAGAGTTCGGCGGGATTTACCGATTACTTGTGAAGGCGAATCCCAGAGGGCCGATGCAGTATTTTATTAAGAATGTTAGCAAGTATGCAGAGAATATATTCAATGAGGACGTCGATTTTTTCCTGGGAAACGCAAAAATCAATAGTAATGTTTCCAAACTTGTTACCGATAGCGGCTTGAACGAACTGTGGGGAAACCTCGATAAGGAGTCGCAGAAGAACATATGGAGATACCTCCAGGGTCTCATCAAACTAGGATATTCCTCCTACGGCATTCGAGGTAAGGAACGCATTGTAGAACATCAGCGGCACATACAAGAATCGAACACCCCGGTTCTTCAATACTTAGAGTCGGTTTATGGGGCTAATTAAAATAGTGGCTATCGGTAAATGTCGGCTCTCTGGATAGACGACCCCCAAGTTCTGCTCTCCATCGATCCCGAAGACTGGAACCCCATCTGCGGACCGGTGGAGAAGAAAATCAACGCTCTCACTCGGCTCATCATTGTAGTCTCCGCAGTTTTCAGCATCAAAAACAAAAACACGAAGATCTTCCAGCGATGCGTAATGGCAGTGGCGGTAGTCATGATCATTTACACGCTATTCGACACGCCGAATGTTTCTAGTTTCGGGCAGGCTGAGGTAGTAACTCCAGCACCAAAAAACGAGGGGAACCCCCAAACCAACACCCACAACCCCCTTGGGAATTGGCTTCCCCCAATCACTTCTACGAAGACCCCCGCCATTGTCAATAACTCACTATCCACGCCCGACACAATACTGACCGACGGCGTCCCCACTGACGATGCCTTTGGGAACAGGTCGCTCACCCGTCCATTCTACAAGACCCCCGAAGACAACGACAACTTTAAAAATTTCCTGTATGCCGACGGTCTGGAAAACACCTTCAAGCAGGGGTCGGTGTATTCCCACCTGTCCTGTCCTTACAGCACTGGCGTCGCTCCGGGAGGAGGTGCGTAAAATGATTAAAGACTGTTCGCCGTAGGTATGCATGAAGAAAAGTATTCCTAAACATTTGACGAGACTTGTGTGGGAACATTACAACGGTCCAGTGTGGCAAGCGAAATGCGTAGTTTCCTGGTGCGACGTAATGTGCCACTGTATGTCCGCCGACTGGCACGTGGGTCACGACATTCCCGAGTCTTTGGGCGGCAGTACCTGTATTACCAACCTTCGGCCCATATGCTGCAACTGCAACTTGGGAATGGGGTCCCGAATGTCCATTACTGAGTGGGACCTGAAGTTCGGGGGCGACCACAGAGAAGCCGCACGCAGCCTGATTCTACTTCGCTCCTCGAGCCGAAAGCGGAAGTGTAGCGACACCTTAGACAGCAATGTCAGAAAACGCCATCGCAGCAGCTAATGGCTTCATTAGTTTTAAATGTTACATAGTCACTTTAGCATTTAAAGTTTAATATCGCAGAACAGCATGTTGACTTCGTCTGTCTCGTCCATCTGGCTGTGTATGTTCATTGCGTCGGAATCGCATGAATCGATGAACTCACGGATTTCCCTAAGGATATCGGCGAACACGTGTACGACTTGGTGATCAGGCACCAGCGGGATTCCCGCCAGGTCCGTGCGGATTTTTTCGCAGTCGTCGAGGTCGTCGCAGTGGTACAGGATGCAGTCGTCTGGGAGGATATTGAACATGTCCGGTGACGACCATTCTACGGACACCTTGCGAATGGCGTCTATGGCCCGTGCCCTTCGCCTGCGATCGACCAAGTCCTTCCTAGCACTCATCATCCTCGCCCTGTTCCTCAAGTCCCTTGTCATCCAAGACCTACCTAGTCGGGGAACGACGCCTGCACCCTTCCTGGTGGAAGGTAGGCTCTTGACTACCTTCTCGTACCTGACCACGAAATTCACGGTGTCGGCGAAATCCATAGTTTTTGTACTCCTAGGATATAATTGGTTTTTAATCTTATATATTTTTTCTTAGTTAGTGTTAATAAGAGATGGCCACCTTCAACGCAGACACCTCTATATTTTCCGATGCGGAGAATACACTCAAGCAGAACGCTCAGGGGCAGAAGCCCTACAGGTACTTCATGCAGTCTTTCGACACTGCCGTCGCCTCCACTTTCACTAGTGTGGGTCAGCGGCGGGGCGGTAATTCGGCGGCGGTGTTGGGACCCAGGGCAGAGCCTACAAGCCTCAATGAACTTCCCACAATACATACACTTCCCGTTAACTCGGCCTTCCTCGGCAGTGACACAGTCAGTCAGAAGAAAATTGACGCCCACAGCGAGCTGCGCTGGGGAGGGAAAATCCGCTGCAAGAAGGGCCAGCAGCTTCTCAGTGAAAGCAAGATGCACCGGAACGACTTCATTCCGCCGCAGGTGGAATCCCAAGGATATGAAACCAGCGATATGGTTCCAGTCGACCCCGATTTCGTTCGTGGAGACGGTCTGGTAATTCCCAACTTCGGGTCCGTCGGGAACAACCCGATAAGGGATTCCCGTCAGGGAGAGCCTACCCGGAACGATAGGGTAATCATCGGGCAGAACTGGACTGTGTAATTACTATTCAAAAAATAATAATTGTTATTGACAAAGATGGATTCTATAGACCAGAGCATGAGCCCGTTCCGCTGGATGACCGATGGGCAAACCAACAAGACGACGGCGACGTTGTCCACGGGGGCCAAGAACAAATTCTCCAAACTTCCGCCCGATCTCGTGGGTGTCTCGACCGAATTGATGGGGACGTCGAAGAAACTTACGAAGACTTTGGATACAAACACGACCGACGTGTTCGAAAACAAAACCCCAGTCGCTATCCCCGACGCTGGGGTCACAGACCTTGACACGCTAGCCACTCGGCGGAAGGTCAACTCGTATTACACCTTTCAGGAGGGCAAGAAGATGAACGTTTATGACACCGCCACATTGACCGACTCCGAGAAGGTAACCAGTTCCACGCAATACGAAATTACCCCTATGAACAAGAACATGTTCAACACTCGCCCGGGCGTGATGATACAGAACAAATGGACCAGCGAACCTCAGCTGCAGCGAGGAGGTATCAACAGCAGATATACCGAACGCTAAACGGTTTATTTAGGCGTTTTAAATGTTAGCATAGTATAAAAGATGGACCAACTCACTCTCGGTGGAATTGGCGTATTTTTATTCCTATCCAACTATCTGCGAAGTGACCGAAGTAACTTCGGCCAAGCACCCTACGGACCGAATACCGCTGACAGCGAAATGAAACACGCCTTGGCCACCAGAGACAACGCCAAGGTCCAGAAACTCTACCCCAAGGTGGCCGACGCCGCTCTCAAGGCCAAGGCTAAGGAGTACGTTCAAAAAAACTGTGGCAACTGCGAAGCCATGAACCGGGACAACTTCGAGAAACAGGCCCTGCGCTCATTTGAAGACCGACCCCTCACGGACTACATTCACAACAACTTCGTTCCATTCGGCAACGTCAAGCAGAACATGGCGGGAACGGGGGTCCGCACCGGAAACTACACGCTGAGCAACACTGGGGCAGCGGGCTCAGTGAACGCAGGCTTCGACGAGAAGACTCCCTACGCATCCAAACTGGGACAGTTCACGGGGAGGGACGCCCTCAAACCCAACAAAAGCGATTCCCATCAGCCCGGGAGCATCTTTGCCCCCAACGAAAGAAACGAAGGAAACGTCTTCGGAACGCCCCTCAGCAGACCCGACGCCGATCGCTTCACGAACCCGTCCGGGCGCCGCCACGACCTCAAGCCATGCGAGTCCGTGCAGGTCGGGCCCGGGCTCGGTCTCGCCGCCGACGTCCCAGGACGACAGGGTCTGTACGACACGACTCGGGTCGAAAACCGAGACCTCGCCGCCACAACCACCCGGGGCCAGGAGAACAAGCAGATTATCCCAGGCAAGGACTACTCAAAATCCCAAGGACCCGCCAGCTTCGCATCGGGCCTTCTCGGGAACCTCGACAGCAGCGCCGAAGGTTTCGGTCAGCAAACAAACGACAAGGCGTTCGTCTCGAAAAAGTGCAACACCTTCGTGACCACCGAAAACCGACCAATGGTGGCGGGCAAGTACCACCTCCTCGGTCACGCCGAACAAGCCGACCACGAGCACCGGGGCGACACCCTCCGGGGCGTCGAAAACACTCACTCAGCATTCAACTCCAGCGAGACCCAAAGCGCACCCGTTCGCTACAACAGCTTCATTACCGACAGCCACAACATCAAACACAATACGAGCCACACGCTCCCGGTCAACCACGGACACCGCCCCAATGGAATGAAAGTCAACGAGGCGTATGTGAACGAGACCCAGCGGGGCGAATCCAACGAGCGCTTCCAGTTGGGCCGCTCGGCGGTCAATATGGGGACTCGGCCAGTACAGGACTCCGCCCGCTCCACGCTGCGTCAGAACACAGTGAGCGACGCTATGGGGAACGTATACAACAGCAGCGGTCTCACGCAGCGACCAGGCGACGACGCCCGCAAGACGCAGCGAGCCACCGAAAACGAGTTCTACAGTGTCGGCAGTCTGGCACACACCGGACAGACTTCGGTGGCGAGCTACCGCAACGCCGAAGGCAGCGCACGCATTCACGCCGAGGACCGACCCGCACCCGGACGCACCAACCTACCGGTCGACGGGAAGCAGCAGATGGGCACGTTCCACCTTGGGCGCAAGGAGCGGGAGAACGTCCGAGAGCAATTCACCGCCAGCGGGACCCGTGAGGCAAAGGTCGGCCAAAGCGAGAACAAGATCCGCCTGGAGGAGCGGTCGACCCGGGATCCGCTCATCGGGCGGGTCGGGAACATGCCCTACCAGACGACGCCGTTCGACTCTCGTGGGGGCTGCAAGGATGACAAGATGTGATGTTAATAATATTTGTTATACATAATAATGGCGTTCAATGACCAGCGAGACGAATTGGTGGATCGGCGGGTAGAAGGCTTCAGACTCGCGTGGATAGGTGTATCAGTCCTTTTTTCGTTAACTTGTGTAGTAGTCATTGGGGCAAACCTTAGTCTACACAAGTCCCGATATCAATTTTTACCAATAATCGTATTAATATCCTTTTTATATTTTATTACAGTGCATGTTACAAAAAGTCTTGCTAGAAAATTAGCTCATGTCGAAGTTCTTCTGCACATGTACGATCTGTAGGTACATCGGGCGTTACAGAAAGTATTGCTAGAAAATTAGCTCATGTCGAAGTTATCATTTTTCTAGCGACTGTTATCGTTACATCGACGCCACATACTGGTGCTGATGTAATATTAACTGTTCATATGAAAAGTACCAATTGGTGACCCCCGTATGTGGCTTAGAGGCAGCCTAGACCGATTTTTCCTACTCAGCGGACAACCAACGAATTGCTCACAATCTCCCGCACACTATGGACGACGTCGTTATGGTTTGGGCGACGTCGATATAGTTTAGATTGATACACGACAAGTAGATGGTGTATATGTATTAAAGGATGAGTGCAATGTGAAGGATGACGTCATTTGTAGTTACACCTATCAAGAAGATAAGAAGTTGTCCGAATCTACGACTTGGATCGAAACCCTTCAATGATACACTAAAAAAGGAATTGGTAGTCGGTTCGGCAATGGCCGTGGCGACCATACTGATATCGGGTCAACATCACCACCTGACGACGTTTAAAGAACTGGAGAGCACGTTGACATACGAAACAATTAACACGATTAGTATGTTGCAATACGACAAGAAGTCTCTGCTCTCACGACTTTGCAAGAGGAGGAAGAAGCTCGCGTTGTTCATCATTATCGTTCCGTTTTTGATACGGTATATATCGTATATCAGCATTGAGTTGTTGGTATGACCATTTTGATGTACATTAGAGTGAAGATATCAAGGGGAATATAGAGGCTATGGCGGTTGCGCAAGCCTTTGCTACATCGCAGTGTTCCTTTTGAGTGCCGTTTTCACTACGGAGCTCGATGTAGTGAACCCAGCTCCGAATTGTTCCATTCATATACAATCTACTCACGGTATTCCCCTCTGGTAGCACTACCCTCGCCTGTTCTTTGGCTATGCCGTTTGCGATTGCCCATGTGTAGGTGTCCTTTGACAGCGCGATGAGCTGTTCTTGCTTTCGGGTCCATTCCTTCTGAAGTTCGGGATCGTCCGTTACGATGGAGTTCTGCCTATTCTTGGTATCTTGGATACGAGCCTCGCGGACAACAAAACTAAGATCCTTCGTCGGATCTGCATACCGCTGGCTGAACTCTTGGAAACTGAAACTCCGGTGCCGAAGCATCTGACGAGCGATATCCCTTGTAGTTTCGATTTCCAAACATACACTGGCCATCTCAAGTGGGGACCAATGCTTGTGCTTAATTAGATACTGAATAAGCTTCTCTGATGTTTCGGTATTGAACTGATTAGTAGGGTTGGAAACCCGCGCACAAAACGCAACGAGGTCCAAGGCATCGCCGATGCCCTTTTCACACAGCTCCGGCGCCGGGGTAGAGTAACTGATGAGTTTTACGAGCATTTTTGGGATTGGTATTAACTTGTACTGGTCTTTCCTTATACCGTTTCAGGGCTTTAAATGCAGTTTTTCCTTTTGACTTTTCCGCATACGTGACAATATTTATTGACACAATATAATAATTAAAAAACCTGTTTTTAATCCACCAAACCCTTGAGCCCTCTCACGCTGTCGGAGAGCACGGTGCCTCCGCCTCCTATCATTCCTCCAATGAGCACAGCCCCTTGGAAGTCCTTGTTGTTTCTTTTCCACACCGCCGCAGCGGAAATAGCGGCGCAGATGATGCCGAAGATCAGGACAAAGGTCCCGCCCAGCTTCTGGGGCAGCGTGGCCTGCTTCACGGGGCATTATGGGGGTGCGTGTTTCTAGGTTTTTATTTATTTTTATTTATTTTTATTTATTTTTCAACGGCTGAAGGTTGCCACAAACCATCGGATGTTGGGTATTTTTCTGGTGCCGTCTCGGCGGACGGGGCCCGGCGGGGGCGTAATGTATTCGGTCTGGATGTTGAAGTCCTCGCCGGCGCCCGCCCGTAGGCAGGTATCCTGCAGCTTCCGCCAGTCGTACTGGGGAGGGAGCTTGTAAACTATTTTGACGTCGTCGCAGCGGTCACCGAGGATGGCCTTTGCGATGTCGCCAAGTTCGAGATGCCCGAGGAACATCTTCTCGATGACCTTGGCGTCCTTGTAGTCCTCGCCGCCCCAAGGGACATCGAGGTACACGACGTTGGCTTCGGAACTCCAGGAAATATCACATACCTCATTGTTCAGCGAGGTCATATGCTTCTGCATGCCCAAAGTGGTGGAAACCCGGAGGTTGTCTCGCAGCATCCGGAAGCGGGTGCGGTCAGGCTCGTATGTCATAACCCGGGCTCCCAGGTTACACAGAACGGCAGTGTCCGCACCGACACCGGCGCAGGTCTCCAGAACGGTGTCGGTATGTCCGACGCCGATCTTCTTGAAGATCCACTGGGAGAGCATGACGGGCGTCATCGAGTACATCCCGACCTTGTCCGACTTCCAGGATCCACGGACCGGCAGGTCTCCGAGCAGGTACTTCATCTTGCCGTAAGACATGATTGAGGTGATTGAGTGTTGAGAGTGTGTTGAGAGTATGGTGGGTTTGTTCAGTTGTGTGTGGCTGATTGTGTGGCTGTGAGCCTGCTAAGGGTAGGTAGAAATGCAACTTCACGCAGAAAGGCGGCGACCAACGTTCAAACCACCCATTAAAAAAATAAATAATAATTATTTAATGAAGTTCGAAGACATCGAAAACGCCGATGAAATATATCTGTACCTCGGCGATATGGAGCAGCAGCGACGAGACGCCACGAAGAAGGACTGGGTCGGGCTCTCACTCAACAAGAGCGACGGCACGCACATCCATCACGACGTCACCTACCGCATACCGCTCAAGGACGACTCGGTAGACATCGTACAGGCGGAGGACGTTATGGAGCACATAGAGTACGCACAGTTGTGCGCCTGTATCAACGACATTCACCGAATATTGAAGCCAGGTGGACTATTCCGTCTTTCGATGCCCGACTACAACTGCGATATCCTGCGAGACCGCTCCCTTAAGGACCCTGAGGGCCGCATCGTCTTTGACGCTGGCGGAGGGGGGCGGTTCGACGTGGACACGCAGTCGGTCGTGAACGGCGGTCACGTGTGGTTTCCGAGCTACCCCACGGTGCGAAGCCTCTTGGGGTCCACCAGTTTCCCTCTCGACAACTGCCACTTCAAACACTACTACGACAACGGGTTTCCCGTCACTAACGAAATCGACTACTCGCTGGGCTGGATCAGCCGCACCCCCGACCATGACGCCCGGGTGCAGTCGCCGTTCCGCCCCATGTCCATAGTGGTCGACTGCTACAAGTAATTCCCCCTTTGAAATATTATATATACTAAAAAGTGCACTATTATCAAGCCCTAGAACAGAGACCGCCAGTCAATCAGAATTAAATAACATCATGACTCCTCAATACAAACCCTGCGACCACATGCCGATAGTGCCTGCGGATAATCAAGCAGATTTACAAGATATCAAAAACATGTTCAGCGGCGCGCCTGTGAATGGATTTAGGTGGTCCTATGGATTATTTGACCCCCAAGCTTTTCGGTACTCCATTGGAGAACCGACCGTGCGCACCGACCCCATGGAATACTTTCCCTCTGGATACAAAAAATGCGAATGCGGCCATTGTATCGCCGAGGTCAATGAACTGATCCATGCTGCCAATGACACCACTGTGGATTGGGGAAAGGACGATTATCCTCTACCCCTGTGGTGTGAGCAATACACACACTTTTGCACAGATGTGGGTATAGATTTCCATCCTCGTTTTTGCCGGTGTTCCCGGTGCCGTGCCGTGAGAAATCTACACAATAACCGTGTCTGTTTCGTATACAAGGCTAGACGCCGCTGCCAATACGAGAACGCAGTTGCGGATGTAAGTTCCGCAGTGCGGTCTGGTCTAGGTCTGTCGCACGGTGGGAACCCCATGCTCCCCTTTTTGTCGCACCGTATGCTACAGCAGGTGGCCTCAGCAGAGCAGCTAAACGCTAGCGGCTCTTCTGTAGAACTCATTAGCGTGCTCGACAATCACAAGGACAAGTATGACATCGAAGACATTGTGAAGTTCTTCTCTGGAAAGACCCTCAAGTCATTCTGCAAGAAAAATATTAAACAAGTGAAACTGAACAAGGGGAATAAGCATATGACGTCGAACATCACCGTATTCCTGAAGAACGCCCAGGATAGGGCGGGCCGGAAGATATGCAGCGACGCCTGGAGCATCGTTCTGGACTTCCTCGGGAAGGAGTGGTTAAAGGACCAGATGGACTAATAAACAATCTATAAAAATAAACAAACAATTTAATTCTACTCACGCAAAAAAGCCACCTACAGGACGTAGATGGCTTTGAAGGGGGCGGGCTATAAAGGGCATAGAGCGGTGATTCCCGATTTAAAGTGTTTTATCGCTTTAAGCGGGAAGACCTTGAAAAAGGTGTCCCTCTCCTTGTGCGTGTCGAGCCCAAGGATCCACGAACGTATCTCCCCCGACACTTGGGAGAATTCGACATACTTCTCCATCTTCCGCAGCATAATGTCGTCCGTCGACCTCGAGTCGAGAACGTCCTCCAAGACCTCGAGGTCGACATCGGAGTCGTTCGCTGCGAAGGACACCAGAGCTTTGATGATGCTCCCTGACGACGTTTCGCTACCCCCCGATTCCGAATCCGATTCCGGAATGGGGTCGGGGTCCTTCTGTACCCATTTCGTGAATACCATATGCTCAAGGTGCGTCAGGTGTTCGTGGATCTTTTCGATTTGCCACTTGGTGGCTATGTGGACACCATACACAGTCACCGCCACGTAGCTGGTCAGGCACAGGGGCAAGAAAAACGGATGCTCATTGGTGACTGCCTTCGCCACAAGTGCTGTAAAATTGTAATTCATACTTTACTGTTTAAAGTGCTTTTCTTTTTAAACGCTTTGAACATTTAACGACCTGGACTATGCGAAGCGTGCCAGGGTTTGGCGGACGTGAGGGGGATACTGCAGGATCCCGAGAGTGGCGTGTGACTGTGTGTCTTTGAAAAACGTTTCCTTGAACTCTATCATATTTTGAGTTCCCATTGACTTATTGCACGTGGAGCAAACTGGCTTTAGATTACTTAACTGGTCCGTCCCACCCTTAGCAACGGATATAACATGTCCACAGTCAAATGAACGGCTTGTTATTTTCCCTGTGCAAACAAAGCATTGTCCCACACCGTTTCTTTCGGTAAAAGTCTTGTTCCATACGTTATCTTTCAATGTTTTTGGAATGGAGCGTCTTTTCGTATTCGCTTTCTTATATTTACTTCGTACTTCTAATTTCAAATTTTTATACTTTTCCTTAATTTCATTGATCTCACTTTTCATATTAGCCTGTAAATCTTCCAATTCCCTGTCCATCTTTAGGCAATATTCACGTTTTATTATTATTAATGACAAACCTCTAAATTGGAATGCCATTGATTACCGCCCCGCCTCAGAGACCGCATCGACGACGTCCGGTTGGGCACCCCGGAAGACGACACGCTTGGTCTGCGTGGTCATCACTTCGGTGCCCACCACCTCCGAAAGAACATCGGTCGTCCCGAAGGGCGAATACGCAACCGCTTGGGTGTACAGAGGCTGACGGTGCGTGGGGTTAGTGCCCACCGACGAAGGCGGGTGCCGGATTGCTGAGACAGGCTGTCAATGAAACGCAGGGCTTTCTTCACCTGCTTGCGTACAGCCTTTCCTGCTTCTCTTCCAGTGTAAGTGGGCGAGGGGGAACGGGTGGCCCGGGACGCCCCGTTTTCACTCGCCCAGTCGTAGTCTCAAAGTGAGTTTTGACACCCGCTGAGTTGGTTGACACGCGGGTTTTGGAAATACGACCAGGGGATTTTGACGATGTGTACTGTCCGACATCCATAGCCTTCTGGTATACACTGTCGATGTCATCCTTGGTGAGGGAATCGATCCGTAGGTTCAGGAAATAGTCCTGGTGAGGGTAGGGCATTGTTAATTCATTATATATATGTTGTTTTTATTTGCTTAATTGAGGAAGGCGTTTCGGCCACGTGCTAGGGTTTGTGCGGCGCAGCGTCATATTTTCCTTCCTAATAAATAATTATAACGGTTTAACTAATATCTTCACGGCCTCAACCGAAGCAACACTTGGCACGGCATACCTTACCGAATGCACCGGGTCTGCTCTGGTCTATGTACCGGCGGACTGGCTGGCCGAACTTGTTGCGCTGAATGGTGAAGTTTCCCCCACGAGGGCCGAAGTGTACTTTCTGGGTCTTGGGGGGCATTGTTTTTATTACCATTCGCTAATATAATTATTTCGTCACCCTCCTAGGATTTATTTATTGTCGGTGAGTAAATATGAAAGAGCCGCAGTACTCTAGCGTCGAGATACACGCTTTCGGCAATACCAATACCAAGCAAGTGAAACTATCCCAGTACATCGTCCTGCCAAAAAATGTGTACCCCCGCATCGGCATCACCAATTTCCTGATGCCCAATTCGATGTACAACATCCAGCGCTTTAGGGTGTACGCCGACGGCGTCAAGATTACCATACCCACTGGCTATTATACCACCGAACAACTCACGGAGACCTTCGCCGAACACGACCTCGTGCTGGCGTACAGCACCGTGTCGCTGCGATTCGTTATCACTGGCACCTTCAGCAGCCTGAAGATCCCGGTAGACAACTACCTCGGCGTGGGGGGGACGGCCACCGAAACAATCGGCAGCGTCAAATACTACGTGTTCGGAAGCGGACCCGTAGCGGGCACGAGTTTTCCCAACCTAGCTGGGGAGCCCAACATATTCATCAGGATAGAAGGGTTGAACTACAACACGGTGAACCACCACGACGCCATCGCACGGGTCCCGGTCGGCGTGTGCAACGGGGAGTACATCAACTACATCCCGACGGAACTGGTGCACTACCTTCTCACCAACCAGAGCATCCTCACCTTCGTCGTCGTGCTCCAGGACGCCGAGGGGAACCCGCTTGACATTAACGGCGCCAACTGGTCGATGACAATGTCTATGCACTTCGACTACCGACCCGGTCCTCCTCTCAACTTTCCAAATTCCCGTGGTTCGGATGGCGGAATGATGGGGTCAGCGAGGCCGAAGCCGAAGCCGAAGTATAAGAAGAAGAATTTAATATAACATTAAAAAATGTTGTTTATATTTAATGGGAAATCCATATATTAGGATAGACACGACAACACGGTCGAAACCGACATTCACGA